ATGCCTATCCGGTTCTCACCCATGATCACTAGATGTAGGGTGCTGCCAATCGCCCGAATACAGGCTGGCATAGGTGGGAGCCTCCGCATTTCCGGCGAGGCCGAGAAGCGAGCGGAAGCTGTTGAAGGGGTAGTTCCGCCGGTTGAAGCGGAAGGCGAACTCGTTGAGGTAGGCCTGAAGGTGCTGCGGACTCACGCCGTGGTGCGTGCCCATGAGCCACGTCTTCAGGTTCGAGAAAACCATGTGGATGATCGGCAGATAGTCGTCGGCAACCTGCCCCTCGCCGTTCTCGGCGGCGGCGAGGTGTTCGAACCCACGCTTGGTCAGGCTGCTGTAGCTGTTCCATCCATCGGTCACGACCATGGACCCCGGCATCACGTTGTCTTCAACGAAGCCGACCAGCGACTTGGCGGTGCGGTCAGGAACGACGGACAGGCGGACACGGCCCGCCATGCGACCACCCTTGCGAACGTCCAGCTTCGTGCCGGGTTCGCGCTGGCGGACTTCGACCGCGCAGACGACGAGCGACTGATCGTGGATACCCCGGCCTTGGCCTTTGGTCTTGCCGCCGATCCAGACCTCATCGACCTCGACGTGGTCGCCGGGGCGTCCGATCCGGTCAGCATCAGGGCGAACCATCCCGGCGCGCAGCTTGTGCAGGATTTGGAAGGCCGTCTCGTATCGGGTGAGGCCAAGCTGACGCTGGAACTGCACCGCCGACATGCCCGGCGACATGCTGGACACCAGATAGGCCGCCCAGAACCACACGCTCAGCGGCGTGTGCGTGCGCTCCATGACCGTTCCCGCCGTCAGGCCGGTGTCCTTGCGGCACGAGCGGCAACGCAGCACGCCCGGCTTGGCCTCGAAACGGAAGGGCTCACCCGCCGTCCCGCATTGGGGGCAGACGAAGCCATCACGCCAGCGAGCCTTCTCCAAGTAGGCGGCACATGCCGCGTCGTCAGGGAAGAGCCGCTGGAAATCGGGCAGGGACTTGGGGAACGGAAGGTCAGTCATTCGTGGCCTCATGGAGCGCGCAGTCCAGCGCGCAGTCGCGGGCGGCCCGATAGGACAGGAAATTGTCGATCGGCACGCTGTTCCCGCTCTGATCGACTTCCCGATAAACGGACCAGTGATCCCGAGCTAGGTGGAACACGTAATAAGCCCCGGCTCGATAGTGACCAGCACCTAGCCGCTCGATTTTCGGGGCCTTCACCATCAAGTCGGCTCCACCCGCATGTCATAGACAGTCAGCATGCGTTCAAGCATGGCGGGAAGCTCTCCGCGCAGATACCGGGCCCCTTCCCAGTCCCTATCCGCCGTGGCGGCGCAGAACCTCTCAATCGCGCCGCCCAATTCGATGGCGAACGCTTCGAACTCGTCACTCGAATTTCTGATGCACATCGCCATACACTCCAATTTCTACGGAGACATTACCCCGATGCAACGAACACTATCACTGGTATCTGTGGGCGTCAACCGGATAGGCATGATTGGAACGAACAATGAGCGCGCTCAAGCCCATCTTCCTGCTGTCGGAAGAACACGCAATGGCCGGTGGCGCTAAGGCCGGCGCGTACCTGGACAGCATCGGCCAAACCGACCTGCGCAAGCTGAACGCCGAACAGTGGAAAAAGGTCTGCACACTGATGGTCGGCGGCGCATGGCAGTCCGCGCTCGATAGCTACATCACCGCCTGCGAGCACGAGGCTCCGTTTTAACCCATGTCCCTGTCACCGTATGCTACCGGGGCGCCCGCGCTTACGGCGCTAGGCTATACCTGCATCCCCCTGGCGCCCGCTAACTGCGAACTGCCTGCGCGTGGCAAAACCCCGGCGCGTATGGGAAGCGGGGGCTGGTATCCCATGCCGAAATGGCAGGCCTTCCGCGACCGCCAGCCTTCGCCTTTCGAGGTTAAGGGCTGGTCGGCGTGGGCTGATACCAACATCGGCGTCGTCATGGGGACGTCTGTGCGGGCGGGCTACGTGCTTGGCTCCGTCGACATCGACGCGACAGATCCCGACGAGTTCGACGCCATCCTGCGCGCCTGTCCGTCCTCGCCCATGGCCAAGAAGGGCGCTAAGGGCCTGACCTTGTTCTACGCCATGCCAGAGGCGATTAAGTCCAAGCCATACGCGATTCACTGGCTTGAAGATGGCAAGAAGAAGCAACGCACCCTTGTCGACCTGCTCACCGGCAATCAAACGCGCCAGACCGTATGTCCGCCCAGCATCCATCCCGACGGGCCTGAGTACGTCTGGCTAGCCGGTCCGGTGGCGGTCAAAGAGCTTCCGGTCTTCGGCGAAGATGAACTGACCGTGCTGGAGGAGACGCTTGAGTCGTTGGGATGGGGGGCTGAATCATCAGCTTCGTCGTCAACCCCGGCCAGTCCGGCGCCCACGACCAGCACAGTTCTCGTCAAATCAGGCGATCACGAAGAGACAATCTGGTCGGACCTGAACGCCAAGGCCCTGGCTGAAATGTCCAAGTGGGTACCCGACCTGGACCTTTACAACCTGCGCTCAAAGCAGGGTGGCGGGTACGAGGCCGTGGCGACGTGGCGTGACAGCAATACCGGCCGGCCGCTGACTGAGCGCAAGCGGAACCTGCAGATCCATCCGACCGGCATCCGTGACTTCGGCGATCGTTCCTACTCGGCGCAAGACCTTGTCATGGCCGCGCGCGGCGTCTCGCAATCGGAGGCCTTTATCTGGCTGTCCGAGAAACTGGGCATGCTTGAGCCGCTTCCGATGCTGGTTGAGCGGGACGATGGCACGATCGAGGTTGAGGGTGTGGCGATCGAGCCCGCTGCAGATCCCGATTTTCCCGACGAGCTGACACGGCCGGCTGGCCTGGTAGGCGACATCGTCGACTATATCGAGGCCACCTCGCAATTCCCGCAACGGGCCCTGGCCCTCGGCGTCGCGCTCTGCATCGTGGGGACGGCGGCCGGACGCAAGTATGCCGGGCCCACGATCAGCGGCACGCACCTCTACGTGTTCGCCCTGGCGCCCACGGGCACGGGCAAGAACCACGCGCCCAAGATGGCCGACCGGATCATGGTCGCGGCCGGCATGGAGCACATGATCGGGCCGTCGGAATTTATCTCCGGTCCCGCAGTCGTGCAGAACGTGGCGCGTAGGCCCTGCATGCTGTCGTTTATCGACGAGTTCGGGGTCGTTATGGGCCGTATCAACGGCAATAAGGCGTCGGGCTATGAGCGGCAAATCAGCGGCCTGCTGCGCACCTATTGGGGCAAGTCGTTTGAGACCGTGCGGCCGATCGCCTATGCCGACTCCAATGCAGCGGCCAATACCAAGCCGATCCACGCGCCGGCCCTGTCCATCTACGGCATGTCGGTGCCGGAAGAATTCTATGAAGCGCTGCAGGGCGCCGACGTGTTCAACGGCTTCCTCAACCGCTTCCTGATTATCGCCACCAACCGTGAGCCGCGTGAGGTCGAGCCGACGAGCAACCAGTTTGAGATCCCCGAGTCTATCTCGCAACGGCTTCGGGAGATCCACACGTGCGGCGGGGCTGCGTATGAGACTAGCATGCATAATGGCGAGGTGACCAAGCCGCTCGTCTCCGTGCCGTGGTCGTGCGTAGGGGCCAAGGACGCCTATACCGCGTTCAAAAAGCAGACTGACAACGACAAGGTAAACGGGAACATGCTCAAGCGCTCGGCCGAAATGGCCCTGCGCATGGCGACGATTCTGGCCGTCGGTCAAAATTCCGACGCTCCGAGAATTACGCTGGCCAACATGGCATGGGGGATTGAGGTCGCACGCTGGTCTGCTACCCGCATGATTGCCGACGCCAATAGCTACATGGTTGAGAGCGATCACCAAGGCCGGGTCAAGCTGCTATTGCGGATGATCAAGGATGCACCTGGCGGGCGAATTTCGCGCCGTGAACTTACGCGCAAGGTGAACCACCGTTTCGATACGCGCACGATGGATATGGCCGTTCAAGGGCTGAAGGACTCTGGCGAGATTATCGAGGCTGAAATTGGCCGGGATGGTCCTGGCCGGCGCACAACCGAGCTGGTCTATACGGGCGGGTGAAACGATTATGGCCGTTCGCGCATAGCCTGAATTTATGCGGGAACGGCCATGGAATTTCGCAAGGATATTTTGAAACCTACGCTACGAGAATTATGGGCGGGAACCCCCTATTTCAGCCCTCTAGCGCCGCGTTGACGGCCTCTAGAGCCTCGCCCCGGCGCTCCGCTTCCATGATCATGCGCGAGCGTTCCTCTTGTGAAGTGTCCCGGATCGCGGCGAACAATTCAGCTAGCACGCCAGCCGGAATCGCCTTTCGCGCGCTCCCTTCCCGCGCCATCCAGAATTGGACCGTGCGCATTGAGACGTCGAGGAGTCGGGCGGCTGGAGCCATCCAATTGCGGCCATAGAGAAGGCTCGCCAGGGCTTCTAATTCGTGCGGTGTCATCGTTCGCGCGTCCTATCTAAGCATCATAGACAAAGGGCCAATGCCTAAGCACTGGCCCCTAATCAATGGCGCTTTAGACCCTAAGCGGCATAAGCACGGTCAAGCGATCGCCAGAGCCTTGCGAGCGCAAAAGAGTGGGCGAAGGCGCGTCCGTCATCAGCCATTCGATCCGATCACCTTGCGCGGCGCTCAAAGCGTCAAGGATATACCGCGCGTCGAAACCGATTTCGAGCGCCGGGCCATCCATGGGGATGCGTTCGCGCAATTCGACGCCATCCATATTTTTGCAGACGATCTCGCAAACGCCCTCGCCGTCGATGGCCAGTTTGACAGGACGCGCGGCGTCTTTCTTGTCGCTAGCGCGCACGGCTATGACCTTATTGAGCGCTTCGACCATAGCGCCACGCCAGAACGTGCGCGGATCGCCATCGGTCGGGATGACTCGCATATAGTCCGGGAAAGCGCCGTCTATCAGCTTGGCGACCAGAAAGACCGCGCCGGCCTTGTGGGTGACATGCGAGGCGGTGACGTCGGTATAGCCCGCGCCCATGGCCAGGATATCAGCGACGACAGCGCGCGGAATGATGGCGTTAACATCGCCGGCATGCCCGACAATTTCGACTTTTTGCAGTCGATGGCCATCCGTTGAAACGACGTCTAGCACGGGGCCGCGTTGGCGCACGCATACGCCGTTGAGGTAGTAGCGTGTCGCCTCGTCGGATATGGCGCATTTGGTGAAGGCTAGAGCGTCCTGAAGGCAGGGGAGGGCGATAGGCTCGCCTTTGGTCGCCATGCGCGGGAAATCGACGACAGGGCGCCCCTTGAGTGTGGTGGAGACGGCGCCGGAAAGTGTGAGGGAGGTATCGCGTACCGTCTCGCGCGCGTTATGGGAGCCGGTTTCATAGGGCTCGCCTTCCTCGCCTTTCATCGTCACTTCGCCGCGCGCCTTGGACAGGATGGCCAGGATGGTCTTAGCGTCGATGACAGCGGACCAGTGACCAGCATTAGGCGCGTCGATCGTCACGACCATTTCGCGGTCAAGATCCGTTCGGACCATAAGCACGGAGTCGCCGATCGCCTGAATAAGGACGTGATCGCAAATGGGATAGTTGTTCCGGCCTTGATGCAGGCGGTGGAGCATCTTGAGGGCGCGCGTAAGGCCCTCCGCTGTCATGTTGTAGCCTTTGGGCGCTTGCGTAGCCTTGGCGGGCTTGACAGGCTTTTCGACTGTCACCGGCGCTTGAGTGACCGGCGCGGAGCTGGCCAGCAATTGCGCCTTAAGCGCCTTCGCCAGAGCGTGACAGGCTTCGCGCCAATCGCGCCGCATATGCGACTCGCAAGCGGTTTCATACATGGCCAGGGCGATCTCAGGGGGGGAAACAGTCTTGTTCATTGTCTCGTCCTTTTTGACGTTCATTCGGCTAACGCGCCGGCAAGGCCCGGACCTGTTGAAGGGTCCGGGCTAGGCGGGAGGGTTAGGGGTTGACGTCGTAATGCGTGCCGCGATCGCCGTACGAGTCGCGCATGTCATCGGCCGATACGCCGCGCGAAACAAAGGGGATGCATGGGACGCAAAGGCCATATCCGGCGTCACGGTTAGGCCACTGGCGCCCCTTGGTCGGTTCGCCGCAACATGCGCAAGTCAGGGCGCGGACGGGCTTTAGGGGCGCGCTCACTTCGCCACCTCGACCATGAACCCGTCGCGATAGTCGATATCGATCGAAGGCCCGCCCGGCTTGCGCCGGTGAGGTTCAAGCCCCCAAACCGCCCCGGTGATACCCACGAAGACATAGCCGAGCCATCCCGGCATGCTCCCCCCGACCCATTGACCGCCCCATCCCATCTTTTCGACGAGGGCGCGGGCTGCGGCCATGTGGTTCGCATCGACGTTTAGCGCGTAGTCCCATTGGACCGTTACGCTACCGGCAGCGGCTGACGCCTTGACGCGCGACCCACGCGAATTGGTAGGGGCGAGCCATTTGGTTGTGATCGCTTGGCGCATGATAATTCGTCCTTTCGTTTGACGTTTCCGCGCGTCCCGTGACGGGCGGTTAAAGTGTGATGAGGATGGCCGCGAAGATGGCCAGGAAGACCAGCACGGCGACACGTGGCCAGATCGGAGCGGGTGAGTAGCCTTCGAAGGCTGAGCCGCTTTTGTGCGGATGGCGGATGGCCGCTTGATAGCTGGCGCTTGCGCGGGTGAAGGGGTCGATGGTCATGGGATCGCACGCGGCGGAACATTGACCAGTTCGAAGCGGGTCGGCTGGATGCGTTGAGCGTGAACGTAGAGCTTGATCAGGCCGTACCCTGCGACGATCCGCGCGGCCTTCTCCAACACGCGCATGTTGCATCCCACAGCGCCCTCCATTTCGAAGAGGGGGCGTGGCTTGGCGTATGCGGTAGGGTCGCGATAGATAATGCCGATGAGCTTGGTTGCGGCGGTGAGGGCCGGCATGGCCTTTTGACTCGTCGCGTCGTCGCGCAGGAGCTTCAGAAGGCTAGCGCAGGTATCGTTTACGCGGGCGACCTCTTCAGCTTGGCGTGTTTCCATATCGTCCATTTGGGAATCTCCGTTTCGTGTTCTGACCACAAAAGAAACTACGCTCTGTAGGTAGTCAAGACAGAAAAATACGTTTCGTGTGTGTGGGGGGTGTGGGCTATGCGCGGGGCGTGTAGAGGTGTCGGTACAGGTCAGCCGTCACGCCATGCGTCCGCCCGAATAGGGCCTCACACTTCGCGGCAAGCTCGCCAATCGTCGGGGCCGTCGCATATTCCAAGGCCGTGCGCGCCTCATCATGCCGGCGCTGCGCTGACATAATGCCCTCTTGCGCAGCCTTCGCACGCTCCAGGGCCTCGCGCGTCTCGCGGCAATCGACCAGCAAAGCACGCCATGCCGAGTCCGCGTTTAGCCGGGCCTCATTGAGGGCGTGAAAGGGGTTCGGTGGCGTGGTATGGGCTGAATCAGCCATGGCCTGATCTCCGTTGGATCGGTTGCGGTTAGGGATGGGGGAGCGGTGGTGCGCTCTCTCGTCCCGACTTTATGTATGCAAAAAGTCTCGCGGCGATGCAAGAGAAAAAGATTGGCCGTCCTGCAACAGGCATAGGCCACCCCGTACAAGCTCGCCTACATCCGCCCGAATTGGCCGCCTTAGATCGGTGGATCGCGGATAACGCGCCTAGCATGAGCAGGCCGACGGCCCTCAAAACCCTAGCGCTCCAATCCCTCAACTACAAAAAGTAGCCTCCTAAAGCGGGCCTAATCTGTCAATTTTGACGCCTGACAATATAGGCCAGGAATTGACACTATAGGCCGGGTTGAGGCGGGAAGGCATTTTGTCAATTGACACATTGACAGATTGGAAATCCAAAAACGTAAGGAAATCGAGCGGTTAGAGGAAAATGAATTAATTCAATAAGGGGTAGGGGGGGGGTGTGATTCTCTTAAGTAAGTGAGAAATGTTTAGTTAGAGTCGTGCGCGTGAATTAATTACAGCCTGTAGCATGTCCAATTTCATTGACCGATCATTCACCATGTAGACTGCAATTTGTAGGGGCTGAAGCGCGAGGGAAAACAGCCCGTGGATTTGTCAAAACCGATGATCGTTCACGACCGGGCAGATATCACCGGCGTCCTGGTCGCGGCTCGCAAAGCTAAGGGCATGACGTGCGAGGCGTTTGACCACCACGTCGGATGGGCTGACAGGTACGTCGCCAAGCTTGAGCACCCGGAGACGCCATCAGGCCGGCATGGCTTCCACATTTCAGCGATGGCCGATCTATGGCTGAAGGCGCTCGGCTTGCGCCTCGTGCTCATGACGGAACGCCAGGCGGACGAGATCGGCGCTGTTGAGATCCGCCATCGTCCTACGCCGGCTCCAAGCCCGCCCGTCATCGCGCAGCCGCCCTATCGCGTCACCATCCGTCGAGTGAGGTTCTCCCGTGGCTAAGCCGCTATCCCTGCCGAACGTCTCGCGTGAGACGATCGCAATCCAAGCTCACGCGCTCTATGGCTCGATCCGTGAGGTTGAAGCCGCTAACCGCGTGCTGGCGGAAACGAAGAAGGTGGTCGCAGAGTCCGGCGTGGATCCCGCCATTCTTCAGGACGTGCTGAAAGAGGCGACGGCGGACCCACATGACAGGGCGATGCGAGACCGACAGCTTGCCGCCTATGTCAGCGCCTTGCGCGTCCCTACGCTGCGATATGAGGTCGGATATGGCGACCTGCTGGCGGAGGATCCGCCCGAAGAGAGCGAGGAGGATCGGAGCGCCAGAATCCATGATGAGGGGTTCTGGTGCTACGTCACGCATATCCCGGCGTCGTCTTCGCCCTATACCGGAGCGGATGCGGACCAGTGGGCGAAGGGCTGGGTATCGGCTCAACGCATCGTCCAGGGGGAGTTCTAAGCGGTGTCGGAAGACGTCGCACGCATCGTTGAAATGCAGGCTAAGGGGCGCATACGCCCCGCCCTGGCAGACGCCATCCGGCTAATTGTTACGGAAGGCATGTCGCAGGCCGATGCGGCTAAATCTGTTGGCTATCAAGCGACAAGCCTTCAGATCGCGCTCAAGAAGCCGCACGTCAAAGCGTATGTTACAGCTGTAAAACGCGCGTGGCTCGACTCCAGAACCTCCAAAGCATGGGTGAACATCGCCGATCTGGCCGACAATGCCGGATCGGAAGACGTGCGCTTGAAGGCGAACAAGGTGTTCCTCGAAGCGTCTGGCGAGCTAACGCCACCAGATGGCGACAACGGCAAAACAGCTCGCACGCTCATCAATATCGTCCTGCAAAACACGCGGGAAAACGAGCAACCGATTAACGCACGATTGCCCGGCGTCATCGAGGCCCCGGCTTACAAGGTGTTGCGGCCATCCCGTCCAACTATCGACCAGTTGGACGGCGACGAAACGGAGGGCGAACCCTAGTGGTCCCGGTTAATGGCATGCCGTTAGAGAGCGATCGTCTGGAGCGGGCCGCTCGCCAGGTGGTCGCGGCGTTCGGGAAACATTCGCCAGCCCCTGGTAGGGGTGGGGGTGGGGGTAAACTTGGGGGCTGCGAGACCTACGGAGGTGTCACCCCCGAATATTTTCCCAACCAAACCCTCTCTACCCAAATATTTTTTTCACCCAAAACAACCTGCGAGGTATTGAGCAATGACCCAGATCATCCTCGCCGTCCTCATCGGCTTCATGTTCTGCTGCTGTTACTGGGCGGGTCAGCGAAACAGTTGGCCCGCGTACTTCGTCTTCCTGATGGTCGGAAGTGTCTGCATTGCAGCGCTCCTGCGGGAGATCGCACGATGATCGAAGCCCTCTCAACCATAATGGCAGCCCTCGCCCTAATCGCTGGGATTTACGCGGTCCTGCACATGGCCGCGTGGATAGGGGCCTTATTGGCCCACCTCGTCAAACCCCTGGTTCACGCCTAATGGCCGTCGACGACCTCTTAGGCCCCAAGCGCCGCCAACTGGTTCACGGCGGCGTGCCGTCGAAACTGGACCCACGCGATCAGGCCAAGCGCGAGATCCGCAAGGAGCTTGCTGGCGACGATGGCCTGTCGGCTACGGTCTCGATCGGCTCGGTGACGACGGGCTCGGCCGGATCGAGCGCCACGGTTACCAATGCTGGAACCGCGACCTCCGCAATCCTCGATTTCTCCATCCCTCGCGGGAACACAGGCGCTACCGGCGCAACAGGCGCAACGGGTGCGACTGGCGCTACGGGCCCTACGGGGGCAACTGGCCCTGCCGGCGCGGACGCTGAAGCCCCTCAACGTACCATCCTGACCGTGTCGGGCTCAAGCGGCCGGGCGACGTGGACCTATCCCACAGCCTTCGCCACCGCGCCCTATGTCGAAGCCACGCCGATCAAGGCTACGTCTGACACCGTCTTCTTTGCGGCCATGCTCTACGGCGATCCGACGACAACCGGGTGCGTCGTGGAGGTGGTGCAGATCAATCCTACGGGTCCTGTTGTCTCAGCCGCACCGGCCGGAACCCGCGTTGTTGTTGTGGCTAGATTGTAATTCCTTGGAGGATTGACTCATGGTTCCCGACGTCCCTTGCGACCTGCCAGATTGCGAAAACCTCAAGTTCCTCGCCGAACGCCTGAAGCGGCTGGACGACCAAACCCGCGCGATGCGGGACGGCCTGACCGCGACCGCTGACCGACTGCTGGGCGGGCAGGACACTGTTTCCGAAATGCCGATCCTCACGCGCGAAGGCCTGGTCGGCAAGCTGCACGAGATCGTCGACGACCTGTTCAACCGGATCGAAGAGGTCAGGGCTCAAGCCTACCGCCTCTCCACCCTCTAGCCGTGCGTGGCGCTCAGGGCCTGAGACCGTAACGGTATTTCGTCAGAAGCTCGATCTCGGAACCGACCAGCATGTCCTCACCCTCCACCTGGATACCGCTGTTCATGGCTGGCGTCGCCCTGGTCGGGCTTCTGATCCACGTCGTTAACTACGCCCACCGGGACGGTCGTAAGGAGCAGCGGCTGATCACGGTGGAAACCAAGGTCGCCAAGTCCGAACAGAACGAGACAGCGATGGCGGTGATGGCGTCGGAACTGCGCCACTTGGGGGAGAGGATGGCCGAAGCGCAGGCGGCCACGGGCAAGCAATTCGATGAACTGAAACACGCCATCGAGCGCGCCCTTCCGCGCAGAGGCAGGAGCGCCAGTGATAGTTGACCCTAAGCTGAAGGAATGGGCCTCGGAGAGACAGGCTCAATTCATCGAAGTGATCAATCGGACTGGCGGCTTTCGAGCTGCAGCCCGCGAACTCAAAGTCGATCACGCTCACATCATCAGGTCGATAGACAGACTCAAGAAACGTGCTGCACTTGCTGGTTATTCACCGGCCCATAAGTGGACCAGGCCTGTCCCCGATGGCTTCATTGCCGGCCGCGTCTCAAGCTACTTCAAGGCGGAGAACGGACTGCCGGGCCAGTGGGTCATCGCCACGGCGGACAAGACCGCTCAGGCCGAAATGATCCGCCAGGCCTTCTTGGCCGCCGCCGAAGAACTCCCCAGACTCGACCCGATCGAGAAACCCCTCAAGACCACCGCCCACCTCCTGAATTTGTACACGATCACTGACGCACACGTTGGCATGCTGGCGCACAAGGCCGAGGGCGGGGCGGACTGGAACCTCGACATCGCCGAGCGCATCCTGGTCGGCGCCTTCGAACAGATGATCATTTCGTCACCGCAGGCCAGCACCTGCATCGTCAACCAGCTCGGCGACTTCCTGCACTCAGACAGCCTTGCCGCCGTCACCCCGACGAGCGGGCACTTGCTGGATCAGGATGGCTCCTACAAGCGCATGGTCGACGGCGCGATCCGCATCCTGCGCCGCATCGTCGATGTCGCCCTGATGCGGCACGAGCACGTCAAGCTGGTCCTGGCCGAGGGCAATCACGACATGGCGTCGAGCGTATGGCTGCGCGCCATGTTCTCAGCCCTGTACGAGAACGAGCCCCGCCTGACCGTGATCTCCAACGAACTTCCCTTCTACGCCTACCAGCACGGCCTCACCATGCTCGCCTTCCACCACGGGCACATGAAGCGGAAAGAGGCCCTGCCGCTTCTGTTCGCCAGCGCCTTTGCGCCGATGTGGGGCGGGACGATCTTCCGCTACGTCCACACCGGCCACGAGCATCACGTCGACGAGAAAGAGCACTCGGGCATGATGGTCATCCAGCACGCGACCCTTGCCGCCCGCGACGCCTACGCGGCCCGCAACGGCTACATGAGCGTCCGCCAGGCCACCGCCATCACCTATCACGACAAGTACGGGCAGGTCGCCCGCAACACCGTCACACCTGAGATGCTTGAGGCCGCATGACCGTCATCGCCTACCGCGACGGCATCATTGCTGGCGACTCCCTTGTCACCTCACGCGGGACCCGCGTCGGCTCCACGGTAAAGGTCCGCAAGGCCGGTAGCGTACTGGCGGCCGGCGCGGGGCAAATGTCCAAAGTTCAGGGCTTCCTCGACTGGTTCAGCGCCGGCGCCAAAGAGAACCCGCCAGCGATGGGCGAGGAGGCCGAGGGCATACTGGTATGCGACGGCAAGATCCTGACCTGGCAGGATGATTGGGACATGCTGAACGCCGACTTCTACGCGATCGGCAGCGGCGCCCAGATCGCCCTTGGGGCCATGGCTCAAGGCGCAAGCGCCGCCCTTGCCTGCCGCATTGCCTGCGACCTCGATACCGGATGCGGCGGGCCCATCACCGTTCTAAGCGCTCACGAGTAACATGATCACCCACTCCGAACACCTGCGTCGACGCCGAGTCTGGCGTCACCTCAACAACCTGCCGGGCCCTAGCGAGCCGCCGTGCGTAGGCGATGAATGCTGGTTGCGTTCAGATTGGCGCTCACTTGGAGAGGCTAAATGACCGAGAAAACCTACGACCCGAAAGACGGCGCCCTGCCGGTCTCTGGCTACAAGCCACAGACGCAAGGCAAGGTCGACACCGTCAACGCCTTCAAGGCCGACGAGGAGCGCATTCTGCGCAAGCTCGACGTGTTCCGGGACGCCGGCGCACGCGCTGACATCGACCAGCGCTGGCTGGCCATTGGCCGCACGCAACTCGAACAGGCCTTCATGGCGATCAATCGGGCCGTCTTCCAGCCGGGCCGCGTGAAGCTTGAGGGTGAGTCATGAGCGGCGGCGACATCAGCACCGAGACCTTCGTCGCGCGCGAAATCGACACGGGCTGGTAATGCCTGACATCACCAACCCCGCCCCCGAGCCGACCTGGAAGTACCGTAGGATCTACACCTACGGGCTGACTGCCGCTGTGTGTGTCGGGATCGTCATCGCTCTGGCGTTCCGCGCCAACACTGTCGCCCTCGCCCTCACGGCCCTGCTGGCCCTGCTGGCGACCTACTACATGATCGCGCCCTCGGCAGAGCACATCGTCGCCACCGTTCAGGCCTGGAAAGCTCAACGATGATTACCGCTGAACGCATTCGCAAGCTGTCGCCCATCTGCAGCACGTCGACCAGCAACCAACTGGCGCCGGCGCTCGAGGCTGGCCGCGTGTCGGCTGGGCTGACCACCTCACTCCGCGTCGCGCACTTTATGGCGCAGATCGCCCACGAGTCTGCAGGGTTCACGCGCCTCGAAGAGAACCTGAACTACAGCGCCGAGCGTCTGTGCGCCGTGTGGCCCAAGCGCTTCCCGACCCCGGCCAGCGCCGCCCTGTACGCCCGCAACCCGGTGGAACTGGCCAACAAGGTCTATGGCGGCCGGCTCGGCAACACCAATGCTGGCGATGGGTGGCGCTTCCGTGGTCGCGGCCTGATCCAACTGACCGGCCGCGCCAACTACGAGGAATACGGCGTGGCGGGCGATCCCGAGATTGCCGCCCAGCCCCGCGACGCTGCTCGCCTGGCCCTGGCCTATTGGACGAAGAAGGCCCTGAACGACGAGGCTGACCGCGACGACATCGAGGCCATCACCCGCGCGATCAACGGAGGTCTGGTCGGGATCGAAGACCGCAAGGCCCTGCTGTTCAAGGCCAAGAGGATCTTCTCTTGACCCGCTACCTCCTGATTGCCATCGCCGGCCTGATGCTGGCGACCGGCGTCCAAACCTACCGCATCCACCGCCTGAAGGCCGACCTCGTAGTTGCCCACAAAGCCACCCAGGATGCTCAGAAAGCCGCCAAGGATTCGGAAGATCTGCGCGAGATCGAGGGCAAGGCCGCCTCGGAATCCTACATCAACCTGTCAGAGACCTGTGCGGCGGGCATGGCCAATTCGTTAAAGAGAGGCCGCCTGATTGAAAGGATCGTCAATGCGCCCGCTAATCCCGATGGCTCTCGCGGCGTCGTTGGCGCTGACAGCCTGCGCGCCCTCATGGGGCAAACTGAACCTGAAGCCGCAGCGCTGTCCAAGTGAGGCGACCGCCCCCGTCACGGACCTTCCTCGCGTTCCTGACGATGCGGCAATACCCGAACCCGTAACCGCCCAAGAGCGGGCGTTCATGGACTCCTACCTCACCTGGCTCGCCAGTTACGGCGTGGTCAGCGTTGAGTACCAGCGGCGCCTAAAGGCCGTCGGTAAGGCCTGCGCCGTGCGTTGAGGCATGCCTAGCCACCGACGAAGGTTCAGTCCTCACTACGAAGGACTGGCGCCGCGATGGCTTTCTCCCTGATCGAACCTGTCAGCGACAGCAATCCCAAGCCGGTCAAGCCGGTCACGGGCGCGGGCGCAGAACTGACGGCCGGGACTGCAGCCGATCCCAACGTAAGCGTCGGGCTGACCGCCCTGGTCGCCGTCAGTTTCACCCGCCCCCCCGACACGACCGCCTACGCCTCGGCCGATCTGGTCGCCAACAGTACGACGGCCGGCAGCGTGGCGCCCATGCAATTCAGCGTGGCGCGCAACTCAGGCGGCACCGGCATGATCCGCCGCGCCCGACTGCGCAAGACCGGAACCAGCACCACCAACGCCAGTTTCCGCCTTCACCTATACAGTGCCAGCCCGACGCCATCGAATGGCGACAATGGCGCGTGGCTGACGAACCTTGCCGCAAGCTATATTGGCTCCATCGACATCATCTGTGACAAGGCGTTTACCGACGGCGCGAGTGGTAACGGCGTCCCCAGTGTCGGCTCGGAAATCAATTTCGACTTGTCGTCTGGCCTGATCATCTATGGCCTGCTTGAGGTGAGAGCGGCCTACACCCCGGCCAACGCCGAGGTGTTCACCCTTGAACTTGAAGTGCTGCAGAACTGATGGCGGAAGTTATCAACCATCAAAACACTGGCGGCCTGTAATATGACGCCGGCGTTTCGTAACATGCTGATGGGCGGCGCTGTACCCCCCCGCGTGGACTTAAACTTCGCGGCGGGGACGTACATATACAATGGCGTCGGCTATTCCGCTCCATCCGACATTCCCGGATGGACATTCACGCGGGCCACACCCGCAGTATCTTATGCAGAGACTCCTGACGGCCTGCTTGTGCCATTTTCGGCGGGGCAACCCAGGATCGTTTCGGGTAGCGGCTACCTTCCAGAAGAGTCTCGAACAAACGTCGTTCTCTGGAACCGTGACCTCACCAACGCGGCCTGGACCAAATCCAGTATTACGGCGGCCAAGGACCAAACCGGACCCGATGGCGTGGCCAACTCAGCGTCGTCGATCACGGCGACGGGCGCGAACGGCACCGTTCTACAGGCCATCACGCTAGGTTCTTCGGCCCGCTTCCAGACTGCGCGTATCAAGCGCATCACCGGCTCTGGCACGATCCAGATGACCATGGACAACGGCGCGACCTGGACCTCCGTGACTGTCACCTCGGCATGGACCCGCGTGTCAATCCCGACACAGACCCTTGCGAACCCGACCGTTGGCTTCCGCATCGTGACCAGTGGCGACGCGGTGGCGGTGGACTTTGTGCAAAACGAAAATGGCACCTCGGCGACGTCTGACATTCCAACCACAACCGCCTCCGTGACCCGCGCGAACGATATCGCATATATCGCGAACGCAAGTTCCATCCTGACGCGCCCGTTCACTATGGCTATGGAGTTCTCCCCGTCACCCCTGAATTCCAACCATTTTTACGGAGCTTGGTCTGTAGGTGGAAACGGCGCCGACTATGGCGGGTTTCGTTGGACCGGCTCACTCCTCTTGGTCGCCATCCGCCAAAATGCCACGGCGGGCGGCGATATAAGCCTATCGTCTTCTAAGCCCGCTTTGACTTCAAACCGACTGGCCGCCGCCGTGCGCGTCCTATCAACGTCGACCAGCATGAACGGGTCGGCTCCGGTGTCCGCCTCCAACATTCACACCGTTGCATTTGACCGCCTGGAAATTGGATCTGATGGGGCAAGAGGCGCAATTCAAAACTCCTTCATCCAGCGCGTACAAATTCACGGCGACGTCAGCGACAGCCAACTGACCATGCTGCCCCGATAACCCCCACGGCCTCCGATCAATCCAGCCTAATTTCGCGCTCCCCGATCGCCCTTAGCGCGGCCAGGAACCACTCCGCCGAGAACGCGCCCTGATAGAGGCGCTTTCGAATTCCGCTTTCAGTGACGCCCATCTTCTCGGCCAGCTCGGCATGCGTCACACGGCGCAGCTTGAGCGCGGCGCGGAGGATGTCGGCGGCTGTTGGCGGGGCTGTGATCACCCCTCGATCATACCGCCTCGAAATCAGGACTTGAAACGGGGAGCGTTTATGATCCCTATAGGGGTATGGAAAACCCCCGGAGAAACCATGCGCCGTCGAATCACCCCACTCGAAATCGCAGCGGGCGTCGCCTGCGCGCTGTCGGCCTTCTTGCTCTGGCTGTGGCTTGGGGGGCGACTGGGCCTGCTGTAGCGCAGGAGGAGCGCGACTACTCCAAGGGCCCGTACACCGCGACGACCTACTATTCGCCAGATTCGGTGCGGGAGTGCAGGTCGTGGCTTGGCCCTGGCCAGCTTGAGCCCGGCAAGATCGTCATTGGCTGCTACGTCCCCATGATCGACACAATCATCGAGAGCTGGCGGTGCGATCCTAAGCGCCGGCCGGAAGCCTGGTGCGCCGAGCATCACGAGCACGAACTGCGCCATGCTCGCGGCGAGAAGCATCCACCTCGTGCGTTGAGGCCATAGCCCCTCACGCCCCTCATGCGCGGGCATGGCAACCCCCCGCAAAAAACCTCCGACCGTCCAAGCGCGCGAGATCAACTTCGAGCCCGACGGCTACGTGCTGGAAGCCTTCCTAAGGGATCGGTCGGAAGCGGCGATCATCCAGGGGCCCATCGGTTCGGGCAAGACGCGCGCGGCCATCATGCGGATGATCGCCCATTGCGCCGAGCAGCCCCGACAACGTGATGGTGTGAGGCGCAGCCGCTGGCTGGTCGTTCGCCAGACCTACCCGGAACTGAAGTCGACGACGATCAAGGCCTTCGAGGAGACCTTCCCGCCCGGCGAGTTCGGCACGATGACCATGTCGCCGCCGTTCACCTACCACTTCCGGCACGGCGACATCGAAGCCGAGTTCATCTTCCTGGCGCTGGAAAAGGAAGACGACGCCCGCAAGCTGCGATCGCTCGAAGTGACCGGCGTCTATTTCAACGAGACGCAATACATCGACATGGCGATGTTCGCCGAGGCCATGTCGCGGACGGGTCGCTACCCGAGCGTCAAGGATGGCGGCTGTACGTGGGCCGGTGTGATCGCCGACATGAACGCGCCTGAAGCCCTGCATTGGGTGCCGATCATGTTCGGCATGACGCCCGTGCCAGACTATTTCACGCCAGATGACGTGCGCTCACACAAGCGCCCTGAAGGCTGGGTTCTGTTCCAGCAGCCTCCCGCTCTGGTCGAGGTGACGGACCAGAACAACAACGTCGTCGACTATACGGTCAACCCGCAGGCCGAGAACCTACGCTGGTTGCGTAATGCTGGCGACTACTACGCCAAGAAGGTCAATGGCGCGACGAAGGCATGGATCGACGCCAACCTTCTGAACCGCCCAGCCGCCATCATGCGCGGTCGCGCTGTCTTCCCCGGCTTCAACGCTGACCGCCATGTCAGCCGCAACACCCTCAAGTTCCAGCCCGACCTTGATCTCTATGTCGCCTTCGACTTCGGACTGACTCCGGCCGCCGTGTTCGGCCAAACCGTGCGCGGACGCATCTTCGTGCTTGGCGAGATGTACGCCGAGGACATCGGCGCCGTGACCTTCGCGCCTATGGTCAAGAAGGAGATCCTGACCAGATTCCCCGGCATCAACCTTGAGCAGGTCAAGATGTACGGCGACCCTGGCGGCGACATTCGCGGTCAGGACAGCGAGCAGACGGCGTTCCAGGTCTTCCGGCGCAACGGCATGAACATGCAGCGTGCACCCGGCGCCAACCGATTCAACGGGCCCAGCGGCCGGCGCGAGACGGTCGAGACCATCCTGAACCGGCAGGTCGACGGCTACCAGGCCCTCTTGCTGGACCCGTCCTGCCGCATGCTCGCGAACGCCATGCAGGGCGGCTACCAGTTCAAGGACGTGCGCACGTCGGCCGGCATGAACAAGACCGACATCATCGTCAAGAACCAGTACAGCCACGTCGCCGAAGCCTTCCAGTACCTGTGCCTTGGCATGGGGGAGGGGGCCAATCTGTTCTTCGGGGCAGAGCGCGCCAAGCCTGTCAGCACCAAGACCAACGTGCGCGTCTTCGATCGGGGGCCGCGCCAATTCAGGTTGCGCCGATGACCGACGACGAGATAGAGGGCGGCTTCCCGGCCGCGTGGTATGTCGCCTTCTATGGGGAAGAAAAGCGCTGGTGGTGGGACCGCCTTAGCCCGAGCGGCTTCCATCACGTCTTGGCGTTCGGCTACTGCGCCCATGCCGAGTGCTGGCTGGTCTATGACGTGCAGCACGGCAGGAGCTACGTGCGGGCCCTGAAGACGAATGCGTTCAGCGCGTGGCTGGCCAGCTTGCCGGAACACCGCAAGATCCTGCACATCGAGACCCAAGGACTGCAGGCCCCGCCCTCATGGCGCGTGGGCTTTTGGTGCACGATCGCCGTCGCGCATCTGCTGGGTATCCCGTCTCGTGCGTTGCGGCCGGTGGCCCTCTACCGCGATCTGATGGCTCACGGTGCGCGACCCGCGTTCGAGCCAGAGCAGGCGCATGATCAAGAACAAGTCGGTATCGGCGGCTGAAGATCCCACCCTAAAGGCGGCCCGCGAGCGGGAGCAGGCCAGGGTCGAGGCGTCGCGCACAGCCGAAACGCAACTCGGCCTTCAGAGCGATACGGTCAAGCGCCTGCGCCGGTTCGGCAAGGCTGCGGGCCCTGCCGCCGCTGTCGGCGCCGCAAGCGGTAGCGTCCCCCTCATTGCGCCGGCATCGCCTGGCGGCGGCGGCCTTACTGGTGCCTTCGGGTCGAGCGCGCTCGGACTCGGCAAACTGAACGACATGGCTTTTGAACGGGCGATCTACTAATGGATGACGCCAAGAAGGTCATGCAAGATATTCGGGCGGCCCAGGCCGACCGCAAGAACCACGCGCCCTGGATGAATGAGATCATCCAGCTTGGCCTGCCGACCTATCGCCAGGTCGACGTCTCACGCGATGCAGCCGACCGCGCCGACGACCAAGACGATCTGTTCGACAACGAACTGCAGGTCACGCTCGAAGACTTCTCGTCTGACATGATCTCGACGTTCACGCCCCGCTATGAGCGCTGGGTGAGCATGTCGTCGGCCATGCAACTGTCGGAAGGTGAGCAAGCCCAGATCGCCGATCAGGTCCAAGAAATCGAAGACATGATCTTCGCTGAATTGGAGAAGTCGAACTACTGGGAGGCCGCCCAAGAATGCTTCCAGTTCTGGGGCGTCTCATCCATGGGCGTGGCGATCTCCGACATGGGGCCGCTCAACCCGATCCACTTCCAGCCCATCGAGATTTCCGACCTGCTGATGAGGCGCGGCCCCGACGGCTCGCTGTACGGCAAGTGGCGTGAAATGCGTATGACGGCGACCGACCTGTACGCCATGTGGCCCAAGACCTTCCCGCTGCCGCCCGAGAGCCAGCGCAAGAAGATCCACGCCGTCGTAGAAGGCTGCGACCGCGACATCAGCATGCCGGGTGAGGAGCGGTGGGTTTACCGCATCTTCGTCGACGGCAAGCAGAAGCTGATTGAGCCATACGAAGGCCAAGGCTCATGCCCGATTGTCGCTTGCCGGTTCCGCCACCAGGCCGACAGCGCGTGGGGCCCCGGCCCAGCGCACAAGGCTGTGCCGGCCGCCCGCGCCCTTGACCAGCTCGCCTATCTGAACCTCAAGGCGCTCGGCAAGAACATCGATCCCGCCATCTCCTACGAGGAAGACGGCGTCGCCAATTTCGAGGGCGGCATTCAGGACGGCACAGCCTACCCGCGCGCGTCTGGTACGTCATCGCCTGAGCGCATCTACGAAGAGATCAGCTTCAACGCCGCCTTCTTCGAGATGGACGATCTGCGCAAGCGCATCAAGCGCGCCCTCTATCAGGACCGTCCCGAGCAGCCCGGCCAGACGCCGCCGACGGCGACGCAATGGACCGACGAGAAGGCGTGGAACACCCGGCGCCGTGAACTGCCGCGTGACCGCTGCGTGCGCGAATGGGTCGTGCCGATCATTGACCGCGTCGCCTGGATCATGAAGCAGCGCGGCAAGCTGCCTGAACTGAAACTGAAAAGCGGCGAGCTTATCTCGCTGCGTCCGATCTCGCCGATGTCCAAGGCCAAGGACATGGAGGATCTATCCATCACCAATCAGGTTCTGGCCATGGCAACCAATGTCGGCGCCGCCGCTCAGTCTGGCGTTCCGGTCGATGTGCGGGCCACGGTTGAGAGGATGCGCGCCACAGCCAAGGAGCGCCATCTGATCATGAAGACTGCGGAGCAGATTCAGCAAGAGGCATTGGCGCAGGCCGCCGCCGCTGCGGGGATGCAAGACGTTGGCGCGTAAGTTCTCCGACCTTCGCCCGCGCGCCGCCGCCAGAGTGCTGCGCACGCAAGAGCCGATCGAGGACGTCGTCGCCCGCCTGATGGCCTGCCCCGACGGCCACCGAGTCCTCGACTGGATGCTGCTGGAAGCCCAAGCGCCGACGCCGGGTAGCGTTCCGGACGAGCGTGCGTTGAGACAAGCCGAGGGCGCCCGCAAGTTCATCGCCAAGTTCAACGCGATGGCCGAAGGCACATATGCTAATCACCGACCCGCAGGCGACCCCGACCCCGGCTGACGATGCACCCATCGTCGACGCCGCGCCTGCTGACGCGCCTGCTTCCCCGACTCCTGAAGCGCCCGCTGCGCCCGCCGCCCCGGTAAAGCCTGAAGGCCTGCCCGACGCCTATTGGGATGCGGCCACGGGCGTCAAGCCGGAAGCCTTCGCCAAGCTGGCCGAGATCGAAGCGCGCCGCGCCGAGATCCCCGAGACCGCCGATGGCTATGACCTGTCCCTGCCTGACAACATCGTCGGTCTGGACGGCAAGCCGCTGAAGGTCGACGCTGACGATCCGCTGGCCAAGGGCCTGGTCGAGATCGCTCACAAGCACGGCCTGCCGAAGTCGGCTGTCTCTGAACTCGTGCAGGCCTACGCCGCTACCGAAGTGGCCGGCGCCCGCGCGGAGAATGAGCGACTGGCCGCAGAGACTGCCAAGCTGGGCGCGAAGGCCACCGAGCGCATCGCCGCCACCACCTCAACGCTGTCCGCCCAAGTCGGCCAGGAAGCCGCTACCGCCCTGATGGGCGTGTTGGGTACGGCTGCAGCGTTCACCGCCGTCGAAGCCCTGCTGGCGAAAGTCGCGGGCCCGGCAATCTCCCCGCAACCGGCCAAGGCCCCGACGTCGCAAGACCGCCTTGCCACCCTCTATCCCGACGACGTCGTAAAGGAAGCATAAGACATGGCCGGTCTCGGTTCCACCTACCTGGACATCATCGACTTCAACAAGCGCGAGAACCCGGACGGCTCGGCCGTCACGAGCGTGATCGAAGTCCTGCGCAAGCAAAACCCGATCCTCATGGACGCGGTCGCCGTCGAGTGCAACCTCGGCACCAAGCACCGTCACACGATCCGCACCGGACTGCCGACCTCTTCGTGGGGCCAGCTTTATCAGGGCGTCGCTCAGTCCAAGTCGACCACGCAAGCCGTCGAAGACACGACCGGCTTCCTCGAAGCCATGTCGAGCGTCGACACCCGCCTCCTGCAACTGAAGCCCAAGAGCGCCGCCGCCATCCGCCTGTCGGAAGCCGACGCGCACTTGGAAGGCATGAACCAGGAAATGGGCTCTGGCCTGTTCTACCACGACACCGCCTCGGCCCCGACCAAGTTCAAGGGCCTGTCGGCTCGCTACGGCACGCTGGCCGGTTCCGGCGCCGGCAACCAGATCATCGACGCTGGCGGCTCTGGCTCGGACAACACCTCGATCTGGTTCGTCTCGTGGGGCGCCGGCAAGACCACGCTGCTGTACCCTGAAGGCACGCAGGCCGGCGTGCTTCGCGAAGACAAGGGTGAGCAGCGCGTCCTCGACGGCTCCAGCAATCCCTACTACGTCAAGGAAGAAAAGTTCACCTGGCACATGGGCGTCGCTGTCGGCGACTGGCGCTTCAACTCGCGCATCGCCAACATCGACGTGTCCAACATGCAGGGCGGCTCGGTCGACCTCTACAAGTGGATGCGCAAGGCCTACTACAAGCTCCAGTCGCGTCCGCGCCGCATGGAAGGCGCCGACGGCACCGAGCCCTTCACCCAGGCGATCTACTGCAACCGCGACGTGCTGGAAGCGCTGGACGGTCTGGCGACCAACGGCGGCTCGGCCGACAACTACACCCGTCTCCGCTTCATGGAGATCCAGGGTGAAGAAGTCCTGAGCTATCGCGGCATCCCCATCCGCGAGACCGACTCGCTCCTCAACACCGAAACCCGCGTCGTCTAAGTCGCGCGAACAGGGAACACAGAAATGATCGTCTCCAAGCAGTCCCTGTTGAGCGACGCCCAGGCCATCACCGCCTCGGCCGCGTCGACCAACTACTACGACTTCGGCGCCCCGGGTACGGCCTTCGGTCACGCTTCGGCGCTGGCCCCCGATCAGGGGCTGGCCCCGAAGATCCCGGTCCGCATCCAGGTCACGACCGCCTTCGCCACCCTGACCTCGCTGAAGGTCGCGGTGCAGGTCGATGACAACACCTCGTTCTCCAGCGCAACCACTGTGCTGGAAACCGAAGCCATCGCCGCCGCCAGCCTGATCGCCGGCTACGTGTTCAACATCGACAGCGTCCCGCTGAAGACCAACGAACGCTACATGCGGTTCTACTACACCGTCGCCGGCTCCGATGCGACCGCTGGCGTCATCACGGCCGGCGTCGTGCTGGCCAACCAGACCAACTAAGGGGCGATCATGGCGCGTTACAAAGCCAAGGCCAAGATCGCTCTGCCGGATGGTATCAAGGAGGAGGGTGAAGAGTTCACCTCCGATCTGGTCCCCGGCAAGAAGTGGCAGCCGCTGGACAAGGAAGCGAAGGACGCGGTGAAAGCCCGCGCCTTCGTGACCGCCCCCGGCGCGAAAGACCCGCAACCTGATCTGGCGACCAAGGCCGAGAATGAGCGCCTGAAAGCCGCTCTGGCCGAAGCCAACGCCCAGATCGAAGCCTTGACCGCACCTCCGGTCGTCGAGCCGCCTGCGGCGTAGCCCCTCCCTGCGCCGCAGAGTGTGAAGGCCCCGTGCTGGGTTGGCGCGGGGCCTTCTGCCTTTCAGCTTCTGACGTGCGTTGAGCGCAATGCTCCGGCGTCCAACATGCCCCCATGTCCGCATATGCCGCGCCCATCGAGCTAGTACAGGCCGCGCTCCACCGCTGCGGCGAAGAGAGCCTGACCAGTCTGGACGACGACGCCGCCTCCGCTCAGGTGGTCGCGTCCAACTACGAGGGGATCATCCGCTCGCAGCTCAAGAAGCATGCGTGGACCTTCGCCACCCAGACGGTCGACCTGACCTACCAGTCGGCCGTCGAGCTTGGGCCCTGGCGCCACGCTTACGTCTATCCGGCCAGCGTCATCAACATCCGCCATCTGATGTGCGAGGGCCGCATCCTTCGCGCGGGTGAGTACACGATCGAGAGCGGGCGCGTGCTGACTGTGTGTGAGGCCGACTATCAGGCCGTCACGACCTATCGCGTCGACGAGGGCGACTTCTCCGACGACTTCGCTGAAGCCATCGTCGTTCGCCTTCAGGGCTTCTTCCTCGAAAGCCTGTGCGACAAGTGGCAGGATGGGCGACTGAAGATCAAGGACAGCCGCGACCTGCTGGCCGAGGCTATGGTCAGCGACAAACGCCAGACGCCCGGCGTGAATAACCACCAGAGCCCGCTCGCCGAGTCGTGGAAGTGGCGCGGCAGCCGGGCGAAGTATCGTGGCTAGGCGCTACGTTTTCCGCAACAGCCTGGCGGCCGGCGAGATCGCTCCTGAGTACCTGATGCGCACCGACGCACAGGCGCGCAACGAGGCCGCCAAGACCGCCACCAACGTCAAGCTGCTGCAGGGCGGCGGCTTCCGTCGTCGGCCCGGCACGCGCGATCTGGCGAGCCTTGGGGCCGACGCCCGCATCGAGGCGCTTGGTGTCGGATCGGACGACGCTCAGATCCTCGTGTTCATGGCGGGCAAGTTCCAGGTCCGCACGCAGGCTGGCGCCTTGGTGCAGGAAGTAACGGGCGCTCCATGGACGGTCGATGATCTGCGCACGATGCAGATGACAATCGAGGATGAGCGCATCGTTGTCGTCAGCCGCAGCTTCGAGCCGCAGGTTTTGACCTATGGCGCGTCTTGGTCCCTGTCGGACTACGTCTATGCCGACGGCCTGAACGGATCGACCAAGGCTCCGTTCTGGCGCTACGCCGATCGAGGCGTCACCCTTTCGGTCAGCGGCTATACCGGGTCGGTCAGCCTCGTGACCAGCGAAGCCTTCTTTGTCGCCGCGCATGTCGGCAGCAAGGTCCGCTATGCCGGGGTCGAGATCACGATCACGGCCTATACCGACAGCACCCATGCGACAGGAACGGTCGTAGGTACGCTCTATCCGACGGTCAGCGTCACGGTCGCATCGTCGGCAGGTTTCATTGTCGGCCAGGTCGTGCAGGGTGACGACAGCCAGATCAGCGGCGTTGTCTCGGCGGTTCCGGACAGCACGCACATCGAGGTCGCGCTGGAGTCGGGCTACACGGCGTTCGACTGGACGTCGTCGACGGTGAGCGAGAAGATCGTCGGCCCCACGGCCAAGACCACGCAAGGCGCGTCGGCTCCGTCGGCCGTCTCGACGCCGGCCGCGACCGTCAATTGGGACGAACTGATGATCAGCGCGGCGCGGGGCTATCCTGGCGCCTGCGCGCTGCACCGCAACCGCCTGCTGCTGGGGGACTTCCCACAGGCCAAGAACGCCTTTGTGGCGTCGACCGTCGGCGACATCACCGACTTCGATGTCGGAACCGGGCTGGACAGCGACGCTATCATCGAGCGCATCGGCCGGGACAACAGCCTCGGCATTCGCCATTTCGGTTCGACCGAGCAGCTTCTGATCTTCACCGAGCTTGGCCCGTTCTACATTCCCGAGCAGGTCGGCGCGCCCCTCTCGCCTACCAACCTTGAACTGCTGAAGATCGGTCCCGAGTACGCGGGCACGCCGGTCCCGATCCTCGTGTCTGAAGGTATGCTGTTCTGCGAGGAAGGCTCTGGCCGCCTCATGACCGCCATCCCCACCGGCAACGTGCGCCGGTCGTGGGAGGTTGCAGACCTGGCCGAACTGTCCTTCCACATGATGGGGACGCCGGTCGAGATCGAGCTGTCGGCGGCCACGACCGAGAGCGACCGCCTTGTGACGCTGCTACGTGACGACGGCCAAATGGCGGCGCTGGCGTTCAGGCGCTCGGCTACCTTCTCGGCGTGGGTCCGCTGGACGACGACGGGCGCATGGCGGTCTATGGTCAATTGTGGCGGACGCCTGTTCGCCGTCGCGCGCCGCACGATCGCAGGCTCCACGACCTACCGGCTTGAGGTGTTCGATCCCGACGCGCTGGCAGACGGCATGGTCACGCTGGCGACGCCCTCGACTGCGGCGACGCAGTACGCAAACCAGACCGTCTCGCTCTACAGCGACAACGCCTATGTCGGCGACTTCGCCATGAACGGCTCTGGCGTGCTGGTCGACGTTCCAGACTCCTATACCGGCCAAGTCGAGATCGGGCGCAGCTTCGAGATTGACATGGAGCTTGTCCCGCCGATCGACCCTGAGGTTGGCCTGAACCGCAAGGTCCGCGTCTGCCGCGTCGACCTGGACGTCATCGACTCGTCCCCGTGCCGCGTCAATGGCTACACCGCGACCGGCTACACGGGCGGGACGGTTGGCGGCGACGTGGCTCTGACGACCGCCGTGCGTCGCTACCGCACGCTGGGGCGTTCAAGAACGCAGACCGTTTCAATCTCACAAGACTGCGCCGGCCCGCTTGAGGTCCGGTCTATTACCATGGAGGTGACTAGCTAATGCTAGAAGCTGCAGGCGCCATCATGGGCGGACAGGCCCGTCGGCAGGAAGCCAAGGCGCAGGCTCAACAGGCCGAGCAACAGGCCCGCGACGTCGATCTGGCCGCCAAGCAGACCAGCGAGGAGCGCCGCGCGGCGCTGCGCGCTTCGCTTTCGACGATCGAAGCGACGCGCTCGGCCGCAGGCTTGAGTCTGGATAGCCCGACCGCCATGGCCATCGAGCGCGAAGTTAAGCGCCAGTCCGTGCGCGGTGAACAGGTTGGATCGTTGGGGTCCAAGCAGCAGTCTAAGGCCCTCATGCTTCAGGGCGAGGCGCTGCGCAGGGCTGGCAAGAACGCCGCCCTTCTTGGCGCGGTGCAGGCCGGCGTCGTCGCATCGGCGACGGCAGCCAAAGCCGCGAGTGGAGGGGGCGGCTAATGGCTACCGGATCAGGCCCCCTTGGCGTCAATATGCGGGGCGGTGAAACCACCGCCATCACACCCACCTTCGACGTCCCGAGCCTCGCCCCCGCGTTCGAGGAACTGACCAGGATCGGTCGGCGCTTCGACGGTGTTGTCAACGATGCGCTTGACAAGCGCGCGGCGCGCAAGGGTGCAGCCGACGGCATTGCTGCGGCCGGTGGCGCGACGGACAAGGAACCTTCGTTCTGGATGAGCGACGCCCGCAAGAGCGCGTTCGAGTCCAGCTACAAGGCGGCGATCCGCACTGACATCGACAGCCGTATTTCGCAGGCGCAGCGCGACAACGCCTATGATCCGCAAGGCTTTAAGGCCGAGGCCGACAAGATCGTGTCGGGCTTCGTCGGTGGCGCTCCGGGTGACTTCGCGGTCGACGTCGAACTGTACGCGCGGGACAAGGTCGCCGGCGCCTACGACATGGTCGCCCGTGCGCGGACCAACAAAGATCAGACCGAAGCGGTTAACACGCTGACGGCGCGCGAGACGGCGCTGCAGGACGAGATCATTGATCTGGTCGCCACGCCGGGCGGGCGCGACGATCCTCGCTTCGTGAGGATGGCCTTTGAGTGGGAGGAGATTCAGACCGAGAAGGCGAACAACCCCCTCTTCGCCTTCACGCCCGAGCAAGCCGATCTCAAGCGCGCGGCCCTGACTGATCGGATCGCCGGGACCGTCGTGTCGACCGAGGCCGTCACGCGCTACGCCGAGGGCGGCAAGGGCGAGGTTGGCTATGTCGCAGCAAAGAACTTCCTGAGTAAGGAGTTCATGAAGGGTCCTGAGTTTCAGGACATCGCGCCCGAGAAGCGCACCAAGTATTTTGCCGCCGCCCTGCGCAACGTCGAGGCGGTCTATGCTGGCGATAAGGCTGAGGCAGACCTTAAGGCTGCGCAAGAGCGCGAGGAGAAGGCGCGGGCGCGGGAGTATGCGGGCGATGTGCGCCTGAAGGTCATGCTGGGTGAGGTCGGCGAGGCGGAAATTCTGAATGACGCTGGACTCGACGACGCGGCCAAGGCCTCGCTGATTTCAGGCGCCCGTGCGCAGGCCCGTCGTGATGCAGCCGATGCGCGTCGTGACGCTGCTATCGAGCGCGTCGGCCGCGTGGCCACTTACAATGCCGTCCGCGACCAGGCCGACGCCGGGACGCTGTCGCCGGGCGAGATCGCCGATCATGTTCAGTCTGGCCTCCTGACTCCCGGCCAAGCCCGCACACTGGCGGCCAAGCGCGACAAATCCATTAAGCCGATCATCGACAATGTCCTCGGCCCATTGAAGGACAAGCTGAAAGATCGGGGCGGACTGGCGCGCGACGTGAACGTCATGATGGCCAAGGCCGAGGAAGAGGCTGCGGTATGGTCGCGCATGAACACCGACAAGCCGCTAGACGAGCAGCAGCGCATCGGAGAAATGATCGCCAAAAAGTACCTTGGCGGCGAGAAGAAGACCAGAAAAGACCTCACGATCAGCAAGTCGGACCAACTCAGCGCCCTTGAAAAGATCAAGTCGACTATGCCTGACTCTGAATACAAGCGCAGGCGCAAAGAAATTAAGGCGGGAGTTTAAAGCATGGCCGACCCCATCAAGCCGCGTGGCTTTATCGACGGCGAGACCAAAGAGGCGCTGACGCCCGCGCAGCAGAGCACGTACCGCCAGCTTCAGGCTGCGGGCGGTATCGACTTGAACGCTGCGCCCGGTTCGCCGCGCCTGCCACGAGCGCAGCGACCCAATTCGGACACCGAAAACCTGTCGCCTGACACCTTCACGGTCGATGAGCGCGGCTTTGTTCGGCAGGGCGCGTATGGCGCGGCGGCCGGCAGCGTGCAGCCGAACATGGAAGCCCTGATCGTTTCGGGCGACAAGACCGCGCCATCGAGCGGGCCCGATCTCACTCAGGACCCCGAGGCCGACTTCACCAAGCGCTTCGAGGCGCGCGAGGAAGCGGTCGACGACAAAGAGGTTGAGCAGATTTACGCCGAGGCGGACGCCTGGAAGGCCGCTGGAGCGGCTGCAGCGGATGTCGGCAAGGGCGTATTCGTCGAGGGCGCTCCCGCCGTCGTGCGCGGCGTCAAGGGCGCTGTCAACTCCACCCTCGATTTGGTCGAGGAGGTCGCTGACCAACTGCCGACGGTGACGTGGTCCGGCTTCGATGGCGACGCATCGACGCCGCAAAAGATCGAGATCATGACGGGCACGGAGGCCAAGAAGAAAGGCCTCATGGAGCGCGTCTTGCCGACGATGTTCAAGAGCCCAGAAGAGGGCAAGCCCGAGACCGTCACCGGCAATATCATTGAGAAGGGTTCTCAGTTTGCGGCCGGTATGGTCGGCGGCGGAAAGATCCTGAAGGGCTGGACCGCCGCGACCAAGGGCGGCGTCGTCGTCAAGTCGATGGCCACGGGCGCTATCGCCGACTTCACCGCGTTCGACGGCAACGAGGAGCGTCTGTCCAACATGCTGGCTGGCATGGCTCCCGAAGCGGCCAAGCCCGTATTCGAATACCTGTCGGCCAAGGATGAGGACCCTGAGCTTCTGGGCCGCGCCAAGAACGCTATCGAAGGGCTTGGACTTGGCATAGTGGCCGAAGGCGTCATGACCGGCATCCGTGGCGTTCGTGCTGCGCGACAGGCCAAGCAGGCGATGAAGGAGGCCGCGATCAAAGAGGGCGGGCAGGTCCCGGCCGACATCGCTGCGGCGGAACTGGACGCCGGCGCCGCGAAGGCCGCCGAGGAGATCGACGCCCTGCTGGGTAAGCCTAAGGGTCCGCGCTTCTCTGCCAAGGTCGCGGCGCAGAATCCGACGATCAAGGCGGGCGAACTGCCGGGGACGATCGAGCCAAACGTCTTCGACATCAACTTCGCGCGGATCGAAACGCCAGACGACGTCAAGGCTGTGATCTCGACGATCATGCAGAAGGAGGCCGGCGCTGTCGACGACGCTCGTCGTGGCGTGCGGACCTGGGAGCAGACCACCGAAGAGGCGGCCGGTTTCGACTGGGTCAACTCGATGGCAAAGCGCCGTGCTGGCGACGCGCTGAACGCCGAGCAAATCTTCGCCTATCGCACCGCCCTCAACGCGTCGGCGACGAAGGTGTTGACGCTGGCTCGTGAGGTGCAGCGCACGCGCTCGGTGCAGGCACAGTATGCGTTCCGTCGCGGCGTGGCCACTCACCAGGCGATCCAGATGGAGTTCATGGGTGCGCGTGCTGAAGCGGGTAGGGCGCTCAACGCCTTCAAGATCCCCGCCGACACGCCGGCCCGCGCTATGCGCCAGATCGACGCCCTACTGGCCGACATGGGCGGAAGCGGCACGACCGACGCTCTGGCCAAGAAGATCCTTGAGGCGTCGGCACATGGCGATCACGCGCTCAATCAGGTCATGATGCAGGGCGCGATGGCGCGCAGCCGCGACATGATCAAGCTGATCTACACCAACGGCCTGCTGTCAAACGCCGCGACGCCCATCGTCAACATGGCGGGCAACTCTATGGCCGTCGGCCAGAACCTGCTGACCCGCATGGTCTCGCCCCGCCTTGCCGCCCTGTTCGGCGATGTCAGTGAGACGGAGATCGGCGAGGCGGCTGCGATCATGCACGGCATGACGCAAGCCTTCCGCGACGCCTTCCGCCTGTCGGGCAAGGAGACGGCTGCGCAGATCACGTTCGATGCAGCCAAGGCCAAGGGCCCGTTCCGCGCTCTGGCGCCCGGCCTTGACGGAACCTTGCCCGACGGCCTGCGTGGTTCGGTGCGTGAAGAGTCGGTGTCGTCCCGCCCGCTGAGTGCGGCGGCCTGGCGCGTCGAGGAGGACACGGTTCTTGGGCGCACGCTCGACACGCTGCAGATGTTCTTTGAAGCGCCGTCGAACCTGAACGCCCTTGGCGACGACTTCTTCAAGACGATCGCGGCGCGCGGCGAACTGCACGCACAAGCCTTCCGTCAGATGCAGCGTGAGGCCCGCGCTGGCCTGCTGGAAACCCCGCAAGCCATGTCGGCACGCGCGCGTGAGCTGGTCGACAATCCCACGCAGGCCATGCTCGATGCGGCCGAAATGGAAATGAAGGAACTGACCTTCACGCGCGAAACGCCGGGCGTGATCACGAAGCTGAACGGCCTGCGCGCTGACATGGATAGCGCCGGGCCTGTGCCGTTCGGTACGGTCCTCATGCCGTTCCTGAAGACGCCGGCCAACATCATCAGCACCGCCACCCGCTATTCGCCCCTGGCCCCGCTCTCACGCCGCTTCCGTGAGGACATGGCTGCCGGTGGCGCGCGTGCTGAGATCGCCAAGGCCAAGATCGCCGTCGGTGTCGCCACCTATGGCGTCTTCATGGACATGGCGATGAACGGCGACTTGACGGGCGGCGGGCCGCTCAACAAGGCGCAGCGTGAGGCCATGGAGCGAGCCGACGAGACAGGCGCTACCGGCTGGCAGCCCTACAGCGTCCGCATCACCGACGCCGACGGCAACCGCGTGTGGGTGAACTACGGCCGCCTTGATCCGCTCGGCACGCAAATGTCCATCATCGGCGACATGAACGAGATCATGGCCAATGACGATTGGGATGGCGCCAAGTCGCAGGAGCTGGATGAGGTCACGGCGAACGTCATCATGGCGACCGGCCAAGCGCTGTTCAACAAGAGCATGCTGAAAAGCACGCAGGACACGATCACGGCGTTTACGGGCAACTCGGTCGAGAAGGCCGACAAGGCGATCAAAGACCGGCTGACTGCCTTCATGCCGGGCTCGGCAGCCTTGCGCGGCATGCGCCGCATGGATGACCCGTACCTGCGCGAGACGGCCAGCGTGGTCGACGCCTTCAAGAACAGCCTGCCAGGATCGTCCGACGACCTGCCAGCGCAGCGCGATCTATGGGGCAATCCGCGTACCTACCAGTCTGGCCTTGGCGCGGTGTACGATACCCTCGTGCCACTGAAGACCAGGCGGGAAGGGGGCTCGGCTATCGACGCGGAGATCCTCGACAATGGCGTGTCGGTCAGCATGCCAGCCCGCTCGTTCCAGATCGGCGACGAGCGTGTGAGCCTGAAGAACCGGCCCGACATCTATACAAAGATGGTCGAACTGGCAGGCAAGCCCGCCTTTGAACACCTCAACGCCGTGGCGTCTGGCAACCACGAGGACAGCGACTATTACTTCTCCGCATCCGACGGGCCCAATGGCGAGAAGGCGGGCTACATCAAGTCTGTGATCGAGGCCTATCGCCGTGACGCCCGCATGCAGGTCATGGATATGTACGGCGACGAACTTCTGCAGATGGCGGCCGAGTCAAAAGCCCGCCGCGAAAAGGCGCGTGAGTAGGTTACGATTTGTAGTTGACACGCTTAGGCGATGCGGATTGTATGTAGTGGTCAAGGCCAACCGGGATAGTGCTCAGGGGCCTCTTTTTAGAAACGTCGCCGACGAACAAGGAGGTGCAATCAAGACCTACCACCCTGGACTGCCGGATAGCGGGCAGAACCTGAACCATTCCGAATTCGAGTAGCCCCCTCGTTTTCAATCGCGCCCTCGGTGTCACGATCACCGGGGGCGTTTTGGTTTTTATGAGGACTATGGGCGGCATGGGGCCGCGAGGGATTAGACCGATGACCAAGACGCAGCTGCCCGACGTTCTGCAAGGCCACTGGACGACGCCATCAGGGCACGACATGGCTGAGCGCGTGGCAGACCTGAAACGCCATGAAATCGGCTTTTGGGACGCTACGGACTTCGATCTGGCCCACAGGTGCGGAATGGCGGATGGCCGCACAATCGCAGACACCGCAGTTTTGTTGGCCGCCAAGGATCGCATTCGCTGGCTGTCTGTCCAGCTCGCCCTTGCCAACCTGCGAGCCCAGAAGGTGAACCATGAGTGATCCCATAGAAGTGCGAGGCCGCTGGTGGCGGCCATCGCTCACCAAGCAGGTCCAAGTGCCGATCAACGACCAGCCGCGCCGGTTCTTCCGCTGGCTGACAGGTAAGCCCTTGGTTGAGGACATCGAGTACACCGTATCGGTGTGGATCGACGCGCCATCGGTCGGCTTGAGCATCCACGTCAACGCACCCCAGCTAACGGCCGAGCCCGTCAAGCCGACGGTGTTTGACCGCCCTCCAAGCTAAGGACCCTCTCCATGAGTGACCAGACACCAGCCGAACGGGTGGCGCGGCTTGAGGAGCGAGCCAAAACCGCACGCCCAGATTGGGGAGGTCATCGCGCCGTTTCGGTGTCGGCTGACGACCTGTCCGCCATCCTTGCCGAGCGAGCGGCGCTTCTGGAGGCGTTGACCGAGGCGGATAGCGCCTTGGCGAACGTGACCGCGTTTGAAGGTGACGCCCGGTACATCATGGGCAACACAAACTTTGCCATTGTGGAGGCTGCGCGCAACAAGGCCCGCGCCGCTATCACCCTCGCCACATCTGACGACCCGCCCCGACCTCCCGCTATAGGATGAAGCCGTGAGTGCTATTGACGCTCACGGATGAGAAACAATGCCCGTTGTTGATCATGTATCGGCGAATGTGAGACGCAAAGGCCACGCCACCTACGTGCGTTGAGAGCTAGGCCAGTAGCCCGCCAAGTGCGGCAATGGCCCGACTGATCATCCCCGACGAAGATACGGTGGCGTCGTTCACCGTAACCACTTCTCAGAGCGTCTTTCCCATCACCTACGCCCTGTTCGCTAAGGCGGATTTGCGCATCAGCGTCGACGGGACTGACCTGGAGCAATCCGACTTTTCCTTCTCGGGCACGCTGCTAGAAGGTGGCGGCTACCAGGGCGGCACGGTCACGCTCGTTACCGCCGTCGAGGACTGCGAAGTCCTGATCTGGCGTGAGATCATCCCAGCGCGGGCCAGCCAATTTGCGCCATCCGGCAGCGTGCCGGTGCGCTCCATCGACCAAGCCCTGAACCGCCAGATGGCGCTCATTCAGGATCTGCAGCGCGACAACGCTCTGGCAGTCCGCGTCGACTACGGCGACACACCGCTTCCCCCTGCCGGCCTGTCTGACCTGATCGACCTGGTCGGCGAGCCTGTGTCCAATGCGCGCCTGGCGGACATGGCGACCGACACGATCAAGGGCCGAACGACTGCTGGAACCGGCGACCCTGAAGACCTGACCGTCGCGCAGGTCATCGCCATGCTTCCCGACTTCGACGAGACCACGCGCGGACTCGTGCCCGAGTCGGACGGTAGCGAGAACTTCCTGAAGGCCGACGGCACGTGGTCGAACCCAGCCGACGCCACGTCTGGCGAGTCGGGCCTGATGTCGCCGGCCGACAAGATCAAGCTCGACGGTATTGCGGTCGGCGCCACCGCAAACTCGCCCGACGCTTCACTGGTCAATCGCGCCAACCACAGCGGCACGCAGGCTCAGTCGACCATCGTCAATCTGGTCAGCGATCTGGCGGCCAAGATTCCGCTGACCCAGAGGGCCGCTGCAAACGGCGTGGCGACGCTGGACTCTGGGACGAAGGTTCCTGTGGCCCAACTCCCCGGCGCGACGACGTCGACGGCGGGCACGCTGTCGGCGGCCGACAAGCTAAAGCTCGACGCCATCACTTCGTTCTCGGAAACGCTTCTCTCCGAAACCGATGCGGCGGGCTGGATCACGGGGCTCGGCATCGACCAGGGCCTCTTTGCCGACATTCGCACCTACGGTGCCGTGGCTGACGGAGTGAAGGTCTCGGACGGCGCGGCTACGGCTACATCCTATACGCTGACGTCGGCGACTGCAGGCTTCACCGCAGGCGATGTCGGCAAGCTGATCGTGATCCAGGGCGCCGCTCTTGGCGGAAGTGCCTACTATTCCACGATCGCCGGCTACACGAACTCGACCACTATTACCCTGACCGACGTAATCGTCACGACGGTTTCCGGCGCCACGTTCGTCTATGGCACGGACAATACCACGGCTATCTCCGACGCCATGGCGACCGACCTCATTGTGTTCATTCCCAATGGCCGGTTCTGCATGCTGTCGCCCTTGCCGGACCTGAAGGCAGGCCAGCGCATTTTCGGGCAGAGCCGCCAAGCCGCGATCCTGTGCAACATGCACCCGATGTCGGGCACGGACGGCGTGTTCAATGGGTCGTTCATCAACGCGCCCCACCTCGAAAACTTCAGCATCGACCAGAACAATCTGATCGGCTCGAAGGTTTCGCTGATCAACCTCTACGCCTGCACCGACGGCATTGTGCAGAACATGAACCTGATCAACTCGCACAGGTTCTCGCTCAACGTCAACAACACCAACCGCTTCACGATCCGTCGCAACTTCATCCAGCACAAGCAACGCTACGGCGTCTATATCTCGTCTTTCACGGCGGGATCTGGTGGCCCGGCGAACTCGACTGGACTGACTGCAACGGTGACTGGCGGAACGCCGCTTGAACTTCCCGTGTGCAAGTACGATACGAACGGCGCTGGCGCGATCACGTCCGTCTATTTCGACAACAACGGCGAATACACGTTCGCGTCTGCCATCCCCACGATCACCTTCCCCGCCGTGCCCGGATCGTCTTGCATTGAGGCGATCGGCCCGACGCAGGTCAACGCCATCACCATCGCCAACAACGGTGGGACCGGCATTGGTCTGGTGATCACCGAGAACTACCTGTTCAACGCCAACCTGAGCCTGACCTGCAACCGCAGCTTCGTGACCAATAACTTCCTGATCACGTCGGTTTACGGCGGCGCTATTGTCGTGTCGCCGGACGCTGAAGACAACGTCATCACCGGGAACACGATCTACCTGCCGGGCTGGAACAACACGACTGGCGCATGGGCGCCACCCGACACGGACAGTACGGTGAACAGTGGGATCGAAGGATACGGCCCGCGCACGATCATCACGGACAACAACATCACTTCGCCGGCCGGGTCTGGCGTCTTCAGCGCCGGACAGAACTGCGTCATCAGCAACAACGTGATCGCGGATGCTGGTGGCTACTGGGCGTCGATCGCGTTGTATATCGGCTCGGGCATCGAACTTGCGCACTACGACTCGACCCACGATTCCGCCAATACCCTCGTCGCGAACAACGTGCTCTACAACACGGCGGGCGCGGCCGGGCCCATGGCCTACGGCGTGAACATGGAGTCGTCGAGCGTCATCGGCGTGTCGGTCATCGACAACAACTGCTCGGGGATGCGGACCAAGAACTACAACACCAACGGCGCGCAGGTCCTGTCGTTCCGTGGCCGCTCGTGCTCGCTCAAGACCACGTTCGATGTGCCGAGCCTGGCGGCCGGCGCCACCGGCTCGGAAATCCTGATCACCATCCCTGGCGTCACGCTTGCCGGGGACTGGCAGGTTGTCACGACCCAGCGGGCCAGCGCTGAACTTGGCGTGCAGCTTGACAGCTACATCAAGGCGGACGACCAGGTCGCCATTCGCCCGACTGCGATCGGCGCAGCCAACCCAGCTTCAGGCACGGCCTACATCATCGCCGAGGAACTGATCAGCTAGGCCGATCCGTCCAACTGAAATGCTAAGTGTTTGATTTCTATAACACGCATTTAGCGGTGTTCAGTTGGACGGAAACTGCGGAAAGCATAGTTCTGGCAAGGAAACTACAAAACGACTATTCGACTTTTAATCGAATGGTCGTGGGTTCGACCCCCACCCGGCCTACCAATTTCTTGATTGTTTTCAACGAAATTGAAAATACGCTTTGAAGTCCGTCCAACCGGCGTCCGACTAGTCGTCCAACTCTTGTTCGTCGGGTGTTCCGTTTGGGCGAACATCGTTGGCGCGACTCACTCATCGTCCCCCTGCGTATAGCCGCACGCTTCCATCAGGGCTTGGCGTGCCAAATCGTCTTCGTCTTCCCATGACGAAGGTAGTTCTCGCTCGCCGTCCCCAAAGATTATCGGGCCCGTGAAACCATCGGGGGCCACCATGTACGGCACGGCACCCTTGCTAAGAACGAAAGCGTGGCCCTGGTACATAAGCACTTTTGCGCCTGCGGGGGCGGTATGGATGACGACGCCATCCACCACAATTGAGGTTCTTATTTCCATCACGTTTTTTGTCCAAAAAATAGCGTGGCTCTGAGCATCTTCTGGGGTGGCGGCCCATTAAGTCGAGGTTGGCGGCGGGGCGGGGTGCCGGAGGTTTCCTGTCTTGCGATCAAACTCGACCACTAGCGGCTCAATTCCCACGGTTTGGCCTTCCGCTTTGGGTCGCGTCAGGCCGCATGTGCATTCAAAGTCGTACTGGTCTAACTGCCAATCACAGTCGTAGGCGTGCGACGCTGTCATAGTTAAACAATCCCTCTCTTAACCTGAGCATTCCACGCAACCTGATTGTCGCGCGGAGAATAGACCGACAGGATCGACACGATCGAGCCGACGGCATGGCCGGTGATGGCCGCGATTTCGAGCGGCGTACATTCGTGCCGGGCGAGCTGGACAACGCAGCTATGGCGCAGCCACTTCAACTTGAGCGGCTTTAGCTTCTCCATCGGGCGCGATTTGGCCACGGCCTTGCGGACCTGGCCGAACACCTTGGACAGCCGCGTCTCCTCGTATGCCTTGCCCGTGACCTCGTCGCGGAACAGGAACAGGTGTCCCTCACCATGAGGGCCCAGAAGGTCGCGCAGATCCTCGCTCACGGGGATTGTCACGTAGCTCTGGGTCTTGGACTGCCAGAAGCGGAAGACGCCCTCCTGGGGCATGTATTCAGCGCCTGGCCGGAAGGCGCGCACGTCTGTCAGGCGCTGGCCGATCTCCCACTCAAGCAGGATGATCAGGGCGATGGAGTCGCGGCCCATGCGCTTGGCCTGCTTGACGTACATATCGACGTCTTCCTGCTCCCATATCAGGGCCCGACTGGTCTCGACCTTCACGCGCATGCCGGCGCACGGATTGTCAGTCCGCCACGCCTTCGCAACGGCCTGATCCATGATCATGCGAAAGACCTGCAGCAGATGCTTCTTGGTCGACGGGCGATCATTGAACGCGGCCAGGAACTTCTCGATGTCGTCGCGCGTCAACTTCGTAGGGTCGGGATAGCGGCGCGACTCGGACCACGACGTGATCTGATCGGCGTAATGCTGGTAGCCCTTGGCCGTGGTCTTGTTCGCTGGCCAGTACGAGCTTGCCTTCCATGCCAGCACGAGGTTTTCAAGGCTGCGCTCTGGCGCCTTGTCGTCGACGCCCCGGCGCGCGTTGGTCAGGGACTCGTACAGAGCTGCAGCGTCTTGCTGGATCGCTGCAATCTCACGCGCGTCTGTCAGGTCGCCCCGCCAGCGCCCCTCGCGCGGCAGGCTAATCGCTGGCGACCAGTCGGAGGGGCGCAGGCGATCCGGCACCTGGAAGTACACGCGCGCGGTCCCGTCGACGCGCTTCTTGACGACGACGTATTTTCCGAGCGTGAGCGTCACGGAACTCGCCTTCGTTGAAGGCCCAGTCGGTCGCTTGAGTCTGGTTTTCATCGCGGTCTAGTCCAAGGGCTTTGCGTACTGCAGCCTGATCGAAGACGTAGCCCTCGCCTCCTCGATCAATAGGGGCCGGCATTAGGCCGGCGTCGATGCGCTTCCAAAGCGTGCTCTTGCTGTAGCGTGCCAGGGCGCAGACTTCAGGGGTGGTTAGCCTCAATTATGATCTCCCCCCTTGGTATCGAGCGGGGCGGGTTCCATCATCCAAGCGCAATAGTTTTCCGTCCACGATGCTTCAATTTCGTCAGTCGAGACTGAGCGACCGCACCCGCACACAAAGTTAGGCGGTGGGTTCAGGAACCAAGAGATTTTGGCTTTGCAGGCTGGGCAGTTGGAAATGAACAGGCCCATCACGGTCTCGGCTCATCGGCTTGAGTGGGGGCTGAAAAAGGTCGCTCCACGAAAAACGAACAGCCTTCAGGCCCGGCTATAAACGCGCCGTATGATTGCCAAGGTCGGCCCGGTAGCGTTCCGCTGTCTGCGTGACGCTCGCAAACGTCAGACAGTGGGCAAGGCGATTGGCACATGGTGATGTCAGCCATCTACGCATCTCTCTTCACGGTGTCGGCGGGCCTCTGTCCGCACTGGCAATAATGCCCGACGCCGTCAGCGGTGGGATAGACGCCCGTGTCGTTGCAGCGCTCGCACTTCGGATGCCCCACGGTGTCAGGAGTGGGGGATTCGAACATTTCGGGCACGAAGTACTCAAGCCGGGCCAGTATCGTCTCAGCCCTATCCGCCCGCGCTATGGCCGCATCCCGCTCGGCCTCGGCGGCAGCAACACGGTCCTTCAGGCCGAAGATTTCCGAGTTCATCGCATAGGCCTCATCAGCGAAGGACTTGACCATAGCCTCGGCCCTGGTCGCACGGGCGATGGCGTCGGCGGGTCTGAGGGCGATGATTGCGTCGGCGGCCGAGTAGCTGTCGCGGATGGCCTCGCAATCTTCTGGCTTGCAACCCGGAACCCATGGGCCGCCGTGACGGTAGAACCCGCTCGCGTCATAGAACGCCTTCGCGATCCGCTCTCTTAGGTCAGTCATTGGGGTGGTCTCCGGTGAGGGCGGGGGCGGACCACTTGGGCTTCAGCTTGCCGCGTAAGATATTGGAGAACTTGCGTTCCATGCTCCTGACCTCGCTGATGTAGCCGTCTTCCGTGTCGCTGGCGTCGTGGTGTGTGATGGACATGGCCGCCTCGGCGAGCCTCCGCAGAAGCTCTGCCCTAGCGCCCCTTGGTTCAGGCAGGGGCTTTTCGTTTCCGTCCATGAACCAGGGGTTCCGCGCCATCTCTACTCACCCCCTGCTGTAGTCGGGGCGTCTGGTTTGGGTTCGTCCCGGGGCTCTTGCTGGCGTGCTGCGGCGACTTTCTCAGTGCCGGTTTCAGGCGTCGTCGATGCGGTCGCGCCAAAGGCTAAGGCGGCCATTGCCTTGTAAACCTTGCGCGCATCGGCGTGGTGGTGATGCAGAGGTGGATACCGCCCTGCCATTACCTTGGCTCCAGCCTCCGTCATCTCCCGAGAGACCACGCACGGCTCGACGGCAGGCAAGAAAGCCACGGCGTACTTTGCCCGTGTAAAGGCAGCTTCCATGCTTTCTCGATTGCGGGCGTTGCCGCCGCCTTCAATGGCGAGGTCCGCACTTTCGCCGGCAAGGCGACTTAGTGCGTCAATCACGTCAGATCGCCTCACCCATCCGCTGTCAGGGGCGAGCGCAGCCGTCGCACTCACGGCGGGGCTTGGCTGCTCGCCGCACGGTTGGTGGCCGGGGTCCTGGGATGACCCCTGTTCTCCCATCAGGAACGGAAGGGCTGCGGTAAGGGCGGCGCGGGCTTGGCTAATGGAGCTGCGCCAAATCAGCGTTTTCTCGTTGCGCGCATTGTCCGCGATGTTGGGGTTGTAGGCGCTAGCAAGCCAACCGTGTGCCGCCGCCTCTACGGCTTCATCTGTGATGGTGGTCATCACTCCGCCCCTCCCAATACAGGGGGAGGAGAGAGGGAGGCGTCATAGACCTCGCGGTAGGCTTCTAGTCCGATTGGCGAGGCCAGGAATTTTCGGACTTCGTCGGCCACTTCGCGCGGGTCTTCAGCGCCCCATTCAAACAGGGCGGCGATGAAGTGGCCTAACTCGGCGAGGCGGTCCTTCCGAACCTGCGCCACATCCTCCCGCAGCCCGGCAATAACAGCCGCGTCAGACTGCACCCGAGAGGCTAGGGCGCGGATGGCGTCTCGCATCCTGACCGCCTGCCGAATAACTTCTCCAGGCGTTATGGCGGGCTGATAACGATCCCACTCGTCAGCCGCATCTACCAGCGCTGCGATTTGATCGTCAGATATCGGGGTCATGTTAAGGGTCCTTGGGTTAGGGGAGACGGGCGAAACTGGCCTGTTGCCAAGATCGCGCGGCCTATGATTTCGGGGATTTTCGGGACAACCGCGTTGCCGAGGCCATGCAGGCGAGAGGCTCTGGCGGGGATCCCGCTGGCGACGCGCGGGATCGGCGGCTCTTCTGACCATCCGTCATGCACGCGGTCCAACCTGGCGGAAATCCCATCAGCCATTCGACCCATTCGGGATTTAGCTGGCCTCCGTCTAAGGCCATCACGGCATGGTCTAGACGGTCGGTCGTCCGGTCCCGGCCGTCCTTCCGTGTCAGGCTCGCTGGCGATGAACCCTTGCTCATAGAGCTTGATGGCGTCGGCCACATCTGAACTGCCGTTTGCAGGTTCAGCCCGCCCGTCTTGTTCGGCCCCGATCCGGCACCCGTTCCGCAACTGGCGTGCGGCGTCGGCCACAACGGCCCGAGAAAGTTCCGAGGCGACCGCCCGCCTGAGCGCAAGGCTGTAGCCTTCGTGTTGCTCGCCTCTGGCGTAGGCAACAATCCAGAGCCTGTCGCGACGGTGAGGGGCGCCAACGGCGGAAGCCGGGATGCAGTCCCACCATGCGTTATACCCGAGCGCGGCCAGGTCTCCGAGAACGTCTCCAAGTCCTCGACCAAGGAGCGCTGCGACGTTTTCCACGACAACGAAGCGGGGTCGAAGTTCGCGAATAAGGCGGGCGTAATCACGCCATAGACCGGAGCGCTCGCCCGCCAGACCGGCCCCGGCTCCTGCAAAGCTGATGTCCTGGCAGGGGAAACCGCCACAGATGACGTCAACGCCAATTCCGTCTGCGGCCAATCGCTCGCCGGTAAGGGTGCGAATGTCGTCATAGCAGGGGACCTCTGGCCAGTGATGGGCGAGCAAGTGACGGCAGACGGGGGAGACTTCGCAGAAGGCCACGGTCTCAAAGCCAGCCGCTTCAAGGCCGATTGAAAAGCCGCCAATGCCGGAAAACAGATCCAAGACGCGAGGCTTCACCCTTCCCCCCGCTGAACAACGGCCCGCGCAAACGGGCGGCTCGGAATCTTCCGGGGCGCAACACGCATGACCATTTCGTCGTCATCAACGCGGCGCCAGATTGCGCCGGCGCCCTCGAACGCGGCGCGCGCATCTTCTCTGGTGGGATAAACGGACCCAACGGCCCACGAGTCGGTCAACCAGCCGGTCTTATCCAGCCAGGTCCGCTCGATCTGCATTTGAAAACCGCCATCACACGGGCTGATCGTCAGCTTGGCGGGCTCTTGGCGGGCATTGTGATGCGTCGGTAGGCGCGCATCGGCAACGAAGATTTCGTCTCTCAGCAAAGTAGTGCCCTCCCGGTAGAAGGGCACTATTCACTACGTTCTGTAGGTAGTCAATTCGTTTTGTGAACTACGCGGGTTAACGGCGAGGGCGGGTCCAGTCGATGCGGGACACCCATTCGACCTCGACCTCGGCGATCGGGGCGGCATTGTTCGATGTCAGGGTATAGAGGCCACGCGCACGCCCGCGCGTAATGGTCTTGAGCAGCCGGCGACCATCACGCAGGCCGACGATCATCGGCTTGGAACGGTTCAGGAAATTATCGACGTCGGTACGCTGTTCGCTGAAGATCAGGATCTCGCCGTCTTCGAAGATCGGATAGGCCGAATCGCCGCGCACGATGACGGCGTGCGAATCCTCAGACGTACCAGGAGGGGCCTCGATCTCGGCAATCCCATCGTCACTCGTTAACGCCATCAGCTCGCCACCAGCACCCACGTAGCCTACGACTCGGACCATCTTGACGGTCGGCGTCGCGTCTCCCGTACCCGTCAGCAACCAAGCGTCGCTAACACGGAAAGCATTAGCGTAGGCCCGCGCCACTTGCGGACGTAGCCCGCGCGTTCCGTTCTCATGCGCGGTATAGGAGACGATCGTCCAGCCGAAGGTGCGAGCTGCGTCTGCAGCCGTTTCGTATCCAGCCTTGATGCGCGCGATGCGCAGTCGATCATGCGTTTGTTCCATCGAGCGCTCCCCCGGCGCAATTTCTGAAGTTTTCTGGTTGACGTTAGAAACTACGTTTTGTAGCTTCACTTCATGGATCACCTGAACATCATCCGGCTCTGGCCATCCGCCTCCACGCTCGCTTCCGACCTGAACATGGCGGGGAGCAAAGGAACGCGGCTCATCAATATGTGGGCGTACCGCAAGGCTATTCCGCCCAAACGGTTCCCCGAGATTGTCGCGGCTGCGAAGGTTCGCGGCTTCGATCATGTGACCCTCCAGTCCCTCTACTCTGGCGCGTCCTGCACCTCTGGGGCAACCCAGTGACGCAGGGTGTACTACAGAACGTAGGGTGTGACAACATACCGCACGTTGCAGAGGTTCCGACCTTCCTGATTCTCCCGAAACCCGTCTCGGTGAATCGGATGACCACGAACGCTGGTAGCGGTCGCACAAAGAGCAGGGAGTACCGCGACTGGCAACAGGAAGCGGGCTGGAAACTGAAGGCGCAAAACCCAAAGCGGGTAAGCGGTCTGTTCTTTCTCAGTATCGGCGTCGAGCGCGGGAACCTGCGCGCTGACATCGACAACCTGGCCAAGTCGATCGTCGACCTGCTGGTCAAGCACAAGGTTGTCGATGACGACCGCAACCTCGTCGCCTTCTGCATGGCGTGGAACCCTCCCGGCGAAGGTCGGGCCCGCGTCCTCATTATGAAGGCTGCAAACTACAACTTCGACTTCCAGCTCGCCGACGATGGCGCGACGGGCGGCTGGTTCCTCAACGCGCCTATGGAGGGCCCTGATGGGCATTAACTTGAAGACCCTAAAGACGACGAAGCGGGTCGATCCGCCTCGCGTCCTCATCTACGGCCCGCCTGGTCAGGGCAAGACGTCGCTGGCCGCCAGCTTCCCGTCGCCGATCATCATCGACGTGGAACAAGGCGTGCCGGCCGACATCGAGATCCACTCGTTCGGCGACGACGTGATGGCCTACGACAAGGTCATCGAGGCGATCGGCCAACTGGTCAACGACGAGCACGACTTCTCCACTGTCATCCTCGACAGCATGGACAAGTTCGAGCCGATGGTCTGGGCCAAGGTCTGCGCCGACAACAACTGGAAGTCGGTCGAGGACCCCGGCTACGGCAAGGGCTACGTGCTGGCCGACTCCTACTGGCAGATGCTGTTTGACGGCCTCAACATCCTCAACCGCGTGCGCGGCATGGCCGTGGTCCTGATCGCCCACTCGGAAGTCAGCCGCTTCGACGACCCCACGACCGGCCCCTACAGCAAGTACGACATCCGCCTGCACAAGCGCGCTCTGGCCATGGTCGAAGACGGCGTCGACGCCATCCTGTTCGTGAACCAGAAGCCCACCATGAAGAAGGATGACGTCGGCTTCAACAAGACCGTGACGCATGCCGAGGGCGGCGGTCAGCGGTGGATTCATTGCGAAGGGCGCCCGGCCTACACGGCCAAGAACCGCTACGGCATGCCCGACGCCATCCTGTTCAACAAGGGCCAGGGCTTCACCGTCCTCGCCCCCTACTTCCCGGCCGGCGCACCCGCGTCCGCCGAAGCCGCCTAAGGAGGGCGATACCCATGGCCGATATTGGCTTCGACACTTCCACGATCCCTGAGAGCGAAAGCTCTTTCGACGCGCTCCCGCCCGGCTGGTACCCGGCGCAGGCGATCGAGTCGGACTACGTCAAGAAGGAACCGGGCGTCCGCGAGTACGCCAAGTTCACCTTCGAGATCATCGAAGGGCGCGGCGCCGGCCGCAAGGTCTGGCTCAACTGTCTGAACATGGTCAACCCGAACCAGCAAGCGCAGGAAATCGGGCGTCGTGAGTTCCAAGGCTTCTGCAAGGCAGCCGGCACTGGCCCTGTCGGCAACACTGAAGCGCTGCACCACAAGGCCATCATGATCAAGCTGGCGATCGACAAGGACGACGCCGACAAGAACGTGATCAAGGGCTTCAAGGCCTACCAGGCCGGCGCAGCGGCGCCCGCTTCCACCCCCGCAGCCGCGCCGTCGGCTCCGTGGGGCAAGAAGTAAACTAGCCGTCGGGCTGGCCCGCCCCTCCACAGGAAGCCAGCCCGACACCCCCACACGCCCGCTCGAAACGAGCTTCGCGCAAGAGGATTGCGACGATGAGTGAGAACCTGTGCCCTGATCAAGGGATAAAAAGTTGGACAGCGTCCGACGCGACTACGCTCTGCCGGGCAATAGAAAGTGTTTGCCCGGCGTTTGGGTGTCACGTCGCCCTGACTGGCGGAACGCTCTACAAGGACGGCCTCCGCAAGGACGTCGATATTCTCTTCTACAGAATTCGCCAGGTTCCCGAGATCGACATTGGCGGATTACGGTCAGCCCTCACGGTAATGTTCGGCATCGAGTGGCTGGATGATTACGGATGGGTAAAGAAGGCGGACCTTCATGGCAGGAAGATCGACTTCTTTTTCCCAGAAGAACAGGACGGCGTCGACTTCGAATACACGTCACAATCAGGTGGCGTCTGATGGACGCCCTTCAAGAATACCACCTCGCCGCCTGCGATGCGATCATCCAGACCGTCGAGCGGGCCGAGCAATTCTACCGCGACAACGATCCGATCCACGCCGCGCTTGAACTGAGCGTCGCCGTCGACCGCATCCGTGCGCACCTGAACGGGGATGACGTCTGATGCGCGTCCCTGGCCGCATTGAAACCGACCTGCGCGTCGGCGCCTGCCTGATCTTTTGGGCCGTCGTCGGCGGGTTCGGCGTCGCCACCCTCATTCGCCACTTCGGAGGCCTGTGATGGCTGACCTTCCCGTCTTCACCAATCCTACCGTCGACGCTGTCTGGTCCGCCCTGGCGCGTGATGCAAACCGGCATGACCTGCATCCGCGCCTGTCGGCATCGAGCCTTGGCGGCGAATGCGATCGCAAAATCTGGGACGATTTTCGATGGGTGAATCCGCCCGAGCAATTCGATGGCAAGAAGCTGTCGATCTTCGCCACCGGCAACGTCTGGGAAGATCGCATCGTCGCCATGCTGCAGGCGGCCGGCATCGAGGTTGACGCCAACGATCCCGAGACCGGCGAGCAATTCCGTGTCGTCTTTGCGGCCGGTCACGCCAGCGGGCGCACGGACGGCAAGGCGCGCAACGTGCCCGAAGCGCCCAAGACCGAGCATGTGCTGGAGGTCAAGTCGCACAACGACCGATCCTTCAAAGACCTGCGCAAGAAGGGCGTCCGTGAAGCCAAGCCTGCGCACTATTCGCAGATGCAAATCTACCTGCATCACCAGCATCTGACCCGCGCCCTCTACGTGTCGGTCAACAAGAACGACGACGATCTCTATGTCGAGCGCATCGAGTACGATCCTGCCGAAGCCATGCGCCTTGTCGCACGAGCCGAACGCTTGGTCACGACCGACATGCGGCCGGTCTGTTCCTGCCCGACATACGCGGTCAAGGGGGGCTGGGGATGCGCTGTCGAGCCCGTCCTGCCTAAGCGCTCGTGCCGTACCTGCCTGCACGCCACCGCGCACCTGGACGGCGACGCGCGCTGGTCCTGCGATCGGCACAAGCACGACCTGACTATCGAGCAACAGCAAACCGGCTGTCCGAACCATTTGTTCCTGCCTGACCTTGTGCCTGGCGAGCAAGTGGACGTGTCCGAAGAGGGTGAGTGGGTCGAATACAAGATGGCAGACGGTAGCGTCTGGCGGGACGGATGCTCATGACAGTCCTTCGCCCCTACCAACAAGAAGCGATCGACGCCGTCCTCGCATACTGGATCGAAGGCGGCGGCTCCCCGCTCGTCGACCTGGCGACCGGACTCGGCAAGAGCGTCGTCATCGCCGAGCTGGTTCGCAAACTGGCGACCGAGTACCCGGCGATGCGGATCTTGATGACCGTTCACCGCCGCGAACTGGTCGCGCAGAACGCTCAGGCCCTCATGCGGCTATGGCCGGGCGCACCTGTCGGCATTTACTCTGCCGGCCTGTCACGGCGCGATACGCATCAGCGGATCATCTTCGGCGGCATCCAGTCGATCTATCGCAAGTCCGCTGAACTCGGCGCCTTCGATCTGGTCCTCATAGATGAATCGCATTTGGTCCCGAACACAGGAACCGGCATGTACCGGCGCCTGCTGGATGACCAGCGCGAACAGCGGCCCGACATGCGGGTGTGCGGCTTCACCGCTACGCCGTACCGCCTCGACAGCGGCCGGCTAGACCAAGGCGACGATCGCATCTTCGACCGCGTCGTCTATTCCTTCGGCATCGGTCGTGGCGTGGAGGAGGGCTGGCTTTCCCCGCTCGTCTCCAAGCTCTCGACGCAAGGTGAGATTGACGTGTCTGGCGTGGCCAAGCGGGGAGGGGAGTTTGTTCCCGGCGCCCTGGAGGCCGCGTGCGACACCGACGAGATCACGCAAGCCGCCGTCTCTGAAATGCTGGAGCAGGGCGTCGATCGTAAGTCGTGGCTGATCTTCTGCGCTGGCGTCAAATCGGCAGGCCATGTGCGCGACGCGCTACAGGCGGCCGGTGTGCGCGCCGAGTGCGTTACGGGCGACACGCCACCGCAAGAGCGCGACCGGATCATTGCCGATTTCAAGGCTGGCCGCATCCGCGCCATCACCAACGCGGACGTGCTCACCGTCGGCTTCGATGCGCCCAACGTCGACATGATCGCCATGCTGCGGCCGACCCTGTCGACCGGCCTGTACGTGCAAATCTGCGGGCGTGGCACGAGGCTTCATCCCGACAAGACCGACTGTCTGGTCCTCGACTTCGCTGGCAATGTCCGCCGCTTTGGCCCCGTCGACACGATTGAGATCCGCGAGAAGCGGGCCAAGTCGGATGAGGATGAGGCGAAGGTCAAGGAAGACCAAGTCCGCGCCAAAGAGTGCCCCAATTGCATGACCCTGGCGGGCCTGTCCGCGCGCGTGTGCAAGGTCTGCGGGCATGAGTGGCCGCCTGCCGTCATCCACGAGCGCGAGGCGGACACCACCCCGATAATGTCGCGAGACATCAAGAACGACCCGCAGGAAATCGCCCTGCTGTCGTGGTCGGCCAAGCGGCACGTCAAGTTCGGATCGCCCGACAGTTTACGCATCGAATACCTGGCCGGGGTGCAGACGTACCGCAAATGGCTGGCCTTCGATCACAAGGGCTATGGGCGCGACAAGGCCCAACGCTGGTGGCTGAAGCACGGCCCTGCGCCGGCGCCTGAGAGCGTTGAATCCGCACTTGTGCGTTTCGGCGAGCTGACAAAGCCGTCTCACATCACGGTCAAGCCGGATGGCAAATGGGCTGACGTAGTTGGCCAGAGGTTTTCTGATCAGGAAGGGAGGGCGGCATGACGCCCAACGAAGAATACGCCCTGCGTGAACGCGTGGAAGTCCTCACGGAAGAGGTCTCTATGCTTCGGCGTGAGCTTGGAATTGAAGTATCTAAGCGCTCAAAATTGGCGCTCATGGAAGCCTTCAACCTATCTTCAATGCAGGCGCAAATCCTTTCGATCCTGTACGAAGCAAAGGGCAGGTCCATACTAAAGGAGTCTTTGCTCAACGCACTGTATTGCGAACGCGAAGACGGCGGGCCGGATAGCAGATCAATCATCAGTGTGGTTGTCTATCGTATCCGAAAAAACATTCCTCAAGGCTCGATCATCAGCGCTCGGCGCGAAGGGGCTGGCTATCGCTTGTCACCCGTTGGCATCGAAGCATGTTCGCGGGCAATTAGTGAAAGGGCGGCGGCATGAGTGCTGATATTGGACCTGGAGACTTGGTCGAGTGCATTGACGCCTCGCTGCCGCGCTTAGGTTACCGGGACGGAGACGAGCTAATCATGGGTATGATCTACACGGTCGAAAGGACATTGGTGTGGAACGGGTTGCCAGGACTTGTGCTGAAGGAGGCCGCTCGCCCCCCTGAGACTCGCACTGAGTACAATGGTGATTGCGGCTATCTACTTCGCCGCTTCCGCCCCGTCCGCCGCCCTGATCCCAAAGTAATCCTGAACCTTCTCAAGGTTCCGACGCGCGATCTGGTGCCGGCATGATGTTAGATTGGACGCCAAGGCGCATGACTTACCTGCGCAAGTACCTCGAAGTCGGCATGAACATGACTGAAATCGAGGCCAGCATTGTTCAATGCTATCCAGTCATGCGCTGGAACGCGGCGGCGCGAGAGCGCATCGCGGGATACCTGGGCGAGGGTAAGACGCCGGCCGAGATTGCGGAACTTGAAGGCGTGGAACTGCGCGCCATGCAGTCGGCGATCTACAAATACGAGATCGCCGCGCCTGAAAAGCCGCCCGAACCCGTCATTCTTGCGCCGCCTCCGCGCCCGTCCGCGTACCGCCTGGCCGAATTCGATCCCGTCATTCGGCGGGCTTGTGAAAAGTACGAACAGTCAAGGAGAGCGGCATGAGCTTTGATCCACAATCCCCGTCAGACGCCGCCGATATGGCGCCCGACGCTGTTCTGCTCTGTGAGTTCTGCGACGAGGTCATCGACCAGATCGACGTGAACGTTGAGGTGTTCGAGCGCATGGGCGGCGCGGCTTGCTGCGACTGCTTTGATAATTGGAACT